ATGGCGAAAAATCAACGTAATTCTGAACGAAGTTTAATCTTTAAAACTCGCAAGTCTACCGGTCGACAGCGCGCATTTAATCTCTCGGAATCTATTAACGTATATATCGAGGATAAGCGTTTAGCTAAGCGCTCTGAGCAAACGATTAAAACGTATAGTCAAACATTGCGGCATTTCGAAAAATTTTGCGCAGATAAAGGGCTTACCGGGACAGAATCCGATTGTGTAAAAGATTACGTTAAGTTTTTATCGTTTGAGAAAACGAAATGGGACGACCATCCAACGAGTCAGCGGTCGCAACAAGAAATCGGAGTTTCAACGCGATCAGTTAATAACGTCATACGAAACTTACGCATCTTCTATAATTGGGCGCAAAAAGAATACGGCATATTCGAATTTTCTCCGGCATCTCTGGTCGAGTATCAAAAAGAGCCCGAGCAAACTTTCGAAGTGTTTACCGATGAAGATGTGACGAAATTATTATCTACGCCAAATAAGCGCACATATACCGGCTTTCGCGACTATGTAATGATGTTAATTCTCGTAGATACTGGCGTACGCATAGGCGAACTAACTCATACGAAGATTGCCGATATTGACCTCGTATATAGACAGATAAATTTACGCGCAGAAATTACGAAAGCCAAGCGCTCGCGAACTCTTCCTCTTTCGAAAACTACAGCGGACGCAATTTCCGAGCTCATCGAATACGTTAACGTTCAGGACGATGACGACTATGTATTTCTCACGCAATTCGGCGAACGTTACTACGGCGATACGTTTTCGAAGATGCTTAAAAAGTACGGAAAGAAAGCAGGCATTAAAGACGCGCGCGTTAGTCCGCATACTTTTCGTCATTACTTCGCGGTAAAGTTTCTATTAAACGGAGGCGATCCGTTTGCTTTAATGAAGATTCTCGGTCATACCGATATGGCTATGACTAGAAGATACGTAAACTATTTAAATAGTAACGTTAAGGAAATGCACGATAAAGCATCTCCCGTGACTGCGTTAATGGATAAAGGAAACAACCGAAAACGTGGACCGAAGATGTTTAAGTAGGGGCGGATTTTATTCCGTCTTTTTTTGATTGTCGCACGGTGAGACAATCAAACGATCTTCATTCAAACGCCTTCCTAAAACGCTCCATAAGCGATCCGCCACGATTTAAACGCGCCTTAACCGTCCAAGCCGCCTTCCTAAACCCAGCGTATAGGTAATCGTCGAAACGCTTAATTTCGTGCGATTTCGCTTTCATAATCGTTGCGTGCCACGCTTCAACGAAAGGCTCCGCATGATCTTCGAGTCTGATCGTCCTGTCTACGCTTGCCTTAGCGCGCAAAAGAATTCCGTAGTATTTATAAATTTTATCTGCGTCAAAGTAGCGAGCCATTGCGTTATAGATTTCGTTAGGTAACGCGCCTTTTAACGCTTCAGCCGGTATTACCGCCGTATCTAATACGTTATTTTGGTTTTTAGAACGCTTAATTAAATCCGATGGTTCGTTTTTCGTTTTCGGCGCTTCAACCGTTGATTCCGTAGGCTTCTCGGCTTGTCCGCGATTGGACATTGTCGACTGGTCATCCTCGGACAAAAGCGTGTCCTTCGGATTAAGATCGGCGCCTCCAACCGGCAGGATCACGATAATGTTCGCGCCTTTGCCTCCGTTTATCTTCCGTGTCGTAGCGACCTTCTTTACGATGCCAAGCCCCGCCAATTTATTCAGCGCCCGCCGCGCCGTCTTAACGGATTTTTCGATAAGGCCCGCCAACGTTTCCGCTTTAAGGTGCGCCGCTCCGCTAAACTTAACCGCGTACCTTGCGATCATTTTAAGCGCCTGGCGATCCGTATCGTTAAGCTCGTATGTATTGCGCTTGATATGTTCGTAAACAGCTTCGTTAAGTTGAGCCGTCGAGTCGAACGTTTGGTGTTCCGCTAAGTAATGCATACCGTCAACCCCTTTCGTTTTATCGATATATCAGTAATTAAATAATAATAACTCATTATCAATAAGTCAATAATTTTATTTACAAAATATCGATAACGCGATAGAATAGACTTATCAAACGTCTAGGGGTGGAAGAAATGCGCCTTTATATAAAGCTCGAGGAAATTTTGGACAAGCGAGGAATAAAGAAAACGAAATTTGCCGAAGAGATCGGCGTAAGAAATAACGTAATCTCTGAACTTTGCGCAAACCAACGCAGTACAGTAAATCGCGAACACGTAGCCAAAGTCGCTAAAGGATTAGGTATTACGGACATGAACGAACTATTCGAAATCCGCGACTAAATATTTCCGATTGATAATCGAACAAACATTCGCATATAATAAATGCGGAGGTGTTCGCCATGGAGATCGAGGATAAACGGTGGGCGATGCGCATTATCTTACCGGAACACAGAGCCGGCCTAGCGCGCCAAGCCGAAGAGAAACGGAAGGTTGAGAAGCCGCAGTTGGATGCGCAGCAGATTGAGGATATGGAAATAACGGTCGCACAGTCGATGGAGTTCGGCGCGTCGCTTGCATTCGAACTATACGACGATGGATACATACGCGAGGTAATTGGCGCAGTACATTACGTGGACCACATACGGAAGGAGTTTCGCGTGAAGGACACCCGAGGCGATACAAATTTCGTGAGGTTTGCGGATATCATAAACGTAAAAAACGCCCCATCCGGTTAAGGACGGGGCTGGTTTCATTTATTCTTTAAAAACAGCATGCTCAAAATAGTGATCGGCAACTGTTTCAAAGTTCTTATACTTAAATTTGTCCCAATTTATTTCATCAGCGGTTTTTCGCTCTAATTGAATCGACAAGACTTTTTGAAACGAGGTGTTTCCTTTAGCGTCCTCTAATGGGAATTTCCAAGTTATTATTACTCTTCCGACTGAGTCATCTTCAAATATACGAGGGAATAACTTTTCAGCTTCTTTTAGCATGCCTTTTTTAACCATATTATTCGTTAGATTATTGCTACCGTTCAATTCGAGGTTTACGGTTTTTATATTTTTATTTTCGTTATCGACATCATCTGAAATTTCAAGTGAACTTAATTTATCGGTATCATCCGTACCTTTTTCTTTCAGCTCATCCGCAACCAGTGTTTTTATGCCTTCTTCGGTAGCTTTAAATGGAGCATCTTTTTGTGCTACCTCTTCTTTATCCTTATCCTGAGCATCTACATTTACTTCGCTACACCCAGATAAAACTAAAATTAAAACCGACAGCACCGTTATAATTGATTTTCTCATAATAAAAGCTACCTCCGTCGTATGTTAGTAAAATTATACTACGGCGCCAAACTTATCCGCAATGAGTTTTTATGTACGCGAGCACCTACGTTATCATACGTAAGCACTCGCTAAAAGTTTCGTTATTTCGTTGTACCTTCACGTTTTGCTCCGAGTTCAAAAAGACCTGTCGCAGCTAATCCCGCAAATCCGCCGGCCCATAACCGCAGCACCAATTCGAGGTCAGTAAACGGATATGCCACCGCACCTAGTCCGATGCCGATCACGAAGCTTAACGCCGGGATTACATTAGTCGGAAGCTTAACCGTTTTCTTAACGAGTTGAACAAGCGCCGTTAAAATAGGCGCCAGTACAGTCGCGAAAATTAAAACGTCTTGCATAGTATCGTCTCCCTTTCGTTATTTTACTGTTGCGCCGGTTGATTTCGCAGCATAGATATTTACTTTTCCGAACTGATCCGTTTTGATCGTATAGACGTCCGTTTGAGGGTTCGCAAGGACTTCGTATTTAAGGCCGCCGAATTTCTTAGGGCGCAAGTAGCCGCATTCATTACCTTTAACAGGTGCTTTGTTAGTCGGATAGATGCGCCATGAATCGGCTGAAGCCGGGAGATAAACATATTTCTTTCCGCTAGATGAAGGCTTAGAAGAGCCGACTTTAAGCTTAAGCACCTGACCGACCGCAATTTTATTCGCGTTCTTGATGCCGTTGTACGATTGAAGCTTCGCCATACTTACGCCTGTTTTCTCCGCGATTTCGGAAAGCGTGTCGCCCTTCTTAACGGTATATGTCGAGCCGGAAGTCTTAGGCGCTGAAGCAGCCGGTTTAGACGTTTTGCCACCGAGTGCCTTTAGTTCCGCCGCAATAGCCGCTTCTACTTCTTCCCAACGTCCTTCAGCCAGAACACGATGCGGACAATACTTACCGGACCAATCCTGATGCTTACGGACGCGATCAACGCCCCATCCGCGTTCTTTCAACAATTGCGCGATAAATTTAATCGCCAGCTTTTCGGCCGCTTTATACTTGGCGCCGCCTGACTTCGAATAGCATACCTCTACGCCGATAGACGTACGATTTCCGGAATTCATGCTACTACCATCGCCGCAATGCCACGCGTTACGGTCAGTCGGAATTCCTTGTACGACTTCCTTATCGTCGACCGCGAAGTGGTAGCTCGTTGAACTTGTGTTTCCGATCATATAACGGATCTCTGCGTCTGCTGAAGCGTCATTCGCCGTATTGTGGAACGTAATGTACTTCGCATCCAGCGAATACGGACACTTAACGGTATACCTGCTTGATGCGACCAGGTTCTTACGTACTGTAATCGCCATTTTATCGTCTCCTTTCGAATTTAAAAAAGCCCGCCGGGACTCTCACCTGACGGGCTTATTGCTCTTGATTACGTAAAAAGCGCGATACCTACCGTAAGTAACATCCCTACTACGGTCAGCATCACGCCCCATACCCATTTCGTATTTGCTTTCATATCTGCTATATCTGCGCGATTCTCTTTCGCGAGCGCCAAGGCTTCTTCTGATTTCTCGTCAGCACGTTCAGCCTTCGTTTTGACTTCGTTAAAGAAATCGACCTTGGTGTCTATCCGAACAAGCCACTCGCGAATGTCCGCTATCTTATCGTTGAGCTCGTTGTTACTCGGCTCCGACATTGGGTCGCCTCCTTTCCGTTATTTATTCAGTCCCAGTAGATCCGTCAGAAGCCCCAGAAGGCCCTTCGATGGGAGTTTCCGCATCGCCGCCGGTAGTTTCGTCCGTCGGTTCCGTTGTCGGCTCCTCGGTTGCCGGTGGCGGTGTTTCAGTCGGAGGTTCTTCCGCCGGCACTGTGCCGGAATAAACCTCGCCAGTGATTGCGGCATATTGTTCGCGAGAAATTTTACCGAGCTCAACGAACCGTGCGACTTGCTGCTTATCGTAGTAACCTTTCGCGTAATAAAGCTTGATAGCGTTATACAAGAACGTATTCTCCTCCAATTTACAAGACCCCTTTCTCCGTTGTTAACACGATAAGTTCCGCGATAATCTGATGTGCTGTTTCGGCGTCTTCTTTTGCTTTTTTGACTGCTTCGGTTGCTTCGTTTAGTTGCTTGATTAATACCGAGTTCGCCTGCTGCGTCGTTGTAAGTCCTTCCTGTAATTCCTCGACGGATGTTCCGGAATCAATCGTAGGTTGTTCGAGGTATTTTTGATAAGCCGCCTCTAATTCTGCCGCAGACGGAATCGGAGCGTCTAGATACCATTGATTTTCGTCTATCCACTGCTGATCGCCATCCACCATTACGACATAGTCACGATTCGCTACTGCATTCGGGAATAAAATGGTCATTGCTAATCCGATATTCATTCGTTAACCTCCTTATATACCCGGCGGTATGTCGCCGATACGGTAGATGTCGAAATAGTTGTACCAACCGGAGCCTGACGTAATCGTCAAGTCCTGACCGGCGCCCACGAAGATAAACATTTCGATATAGTCTCCGACTTCTAACGGAACTGTAACACCACTTGCGTAATGGCCTTGGTTGAATTCGTCTGCCGCAGTATTATTAGGATCTTGCCTATTTTGGTGAATTACTTTATATCTAGTGCCGTTTTTGTAAAGGTTAAGCTCAACGTTGTTGTACTGTTTTTTACGGTTGATATATAAACCTGTACCAACCATGTACATACCTCGTACCTTTGCGATGAATCGATTATTGGAAGTATTGAACTGCGAGTGAGAATCTGAGATTACGCGATCAAATTTAACCTTTTGAGTAGCACTTTGTGTTAAGAGTTGTTCGTTTGTGACGGAAACGTTGCACCAAGAGTTGTTACCGAACAGGCTATGCCACTTACTCCATCCCGTTGTAGAGTAATAAGTTCGCACCCAACCGCCGGTGTATCCAATGTTGTTACCGGCGCCCATGAAGTGTTGCGCCATACGGCCAGAAGAATATTTTATCGTCATAGCAAACCCGTATGTCATAGGAAAGCCCGTCTTTCCCTCGTCATTAACTGTTTGAACGGTTACTCCGATCGGGTACGTATCTCCGCTAGCCGTTGCATCGGTTAACGTAAGCTGAGACTTGTTGATATTAATTGTCTCCGAAGTAATTGCGGCAATAGCTGCCTCGGTTGTTGCTTTATCTGCAACCGCAGCCCAAGGCATCCAAGCACTCGCTCCGACTCCGAAGTTTCTATAATAGATATTTTTATAGTCATTAGCTGTAGCCGAGCTTCTATACGGAATAAAAACTTGCAGCGTGCCGCTACTATTGTTCGACTTTATAACTTGTAAAAAAGCCGTCCTATAAATCGGCATGTTTAGTATAGTCGGGTTAGTCGCGTCTGTTCCGGGAATTAAATAATAAAAACCTGGCGTTGTTAGATCGTTCAGATCTCCGGAGGTTATTGAATTCGCGAACCCTTCGTCTGTCGTCAGTTTGAACAGCTGCCCGTTATCTGTTTTCTGCGCGTATCTATCCAAGCGATTTTTAAGCGAAGTATCCGTCGTACCATCGTAATTGGTCCGTGCCGCAACAACCTCCGCATTACTATCGCCCTTACTCGCTTCGATTACGAGGTTATCAACGTATGCATTGACCGCTTTTAACGCCGTGTCTACGTCAGTTCCTTCGTAACTTATTTGCGATGCCGAGTGCGCGATTTTCGCGTTTTCGTGCGTATCTAAATCGCTGCTTTGCTTATTTAACGCATCCTCGATGGTTTGCGCGTCTTGTTCTTGTTGCTTAAGGCGCGTCGCGTTCTCGTTCGGAGAATACGTTTTTATTAATTTAATCGCCATGATCGTCCTCCTTTGCGTTAATCTGACGGATTGGCCGTCATTAGTAAAACGGATATTTTCGAGCCGGCCGTAACGTACGTACTGTTCGGAGCTATGCGTGCTCCATTACGCGCAAAGCCTAGCGTTAAAATATTGCTCGAATCACCGCCCGGATTTAAATCGGTACCCACGAGAATATTGGCCGCTTTCAAGTTGATGTCCGCTTCTACCTGCGCATGTAACAAACTGTAGTAATTTTCGTTAAGCGTGACCTTCAGATCGTTTCCGCTGATCACTACGCTGGTTACGAGATTTTGTTGTGTTGCTACGTATCTAGCCGCATTAGAAACCGTCCAAGTCGTGCCGGTATATTCGAGAATCAGCGTTTGAGTGACCGCCCGCAGTTTCTTTGTTGCGTCATCGTTTGCGTAAAGATCCGTGTTAAAGCTGGCGCTCGTATTCAACTTTTCGGAGGGCTCCCGATATGCGTAAATTTTCGCGATACGTTTACCGACTGCTCCCGTCGCATAGCCCGTAAAAACCGTTCGAGTTTTCGTATTTGGATCGACATAAACGTGAACGCCCTCCGGCTCTCGGAAACCGTCCTCCCAACTAATCGCCGTATTCTTCGCGAAGATAATCCGCTTTTCGTAAATCGTTGTGTTTCCGCGAATATCATAAACGCGAAGCATGTTCGGCTCAGTCGCTTCGTTTGCGTCGCCTGTATACCAATAGACATACGGATAGTCCATATACGCGCCCTGAAAGATCGTGCCCGACGGAAGATCAACCGTCATTTCGTCTACCGTTTTAAGAACGTCTTTTCTAGCGCTTTCTAAATCTTGCGCAACAACTTTGTTTTCGCGACGGAAGAATAATAGATTGTGTTCGATGTCTAGCGAAACTACCGAGTATTCTTCGCCGCCAAGGTTTTTGGTACGCTGAATACTCGGATCGTTGTACCGAATGGATACGCCTGGCTGATACGGAAAACGAGCGATCGTATGCGTCCGTTCTACATCCGACGTATAGTAATGGCTCCAGATGTACATTTTGCCTTCGGATGCCGACCAATCGAGACCAATATTCGTTCCGTGACCGCCTTCGAGACATACCATATAATCGAGCATCTTGCCGGATAGATCCATTCGCGTAATAACAAACGATTCCATGTTCGGATTTTTACCTTCACCGTTCCACACTTGCGTCGCGTATATTTGATTGTTTACGCGGTCAATATTAAACGACTGCATGACGGTTGAGTGCGTTAGGTTTAGCCGCGCATATAACTCCGGCGATTGCTTCGTAAAATCTACGTAAGTAGCCGCTTCGAGAACCTGCGTTGTGGTCGTCATATCGCTTGATATTTCGCGCCTTATTTCGTTGGTGCGTGACTGAATATAATTTTCTTGGTTACGAATCCGAAGCATCTCTTCGACTTGCATATCGAGCACCGACTTACTTACGTTGGCCAGCGTTAATTCCGGCGCGTCGTAAGGATCTAACGGATTGTACGTCATCTCAACGATCCGAACCGTATCTTCGTACGTAGTACCAGCGATGAGAGTATCCGCGATAACGTTAATTGAATCGCCGATATCGAATTCGTCTTCACGTCCGTCCAGCAACGGATCATAAAACGCGATTGGCGTTACCGATATAGTTATTTGCGGATAAGGATTGACGAGTTCCTTTAGCGCCGCTTCCATGCTCGACTTTGACGTATAGCGATCGTCAACTATCGAAGCTGCATATCGAGGTCGTCCGTCGAGTAAAAAGTAATTCTCGTCCGGGTGGATGTACTGAAACGGCTCAAACGCATATTTACCGGTATTTTCGTCTTTTTTACCGAACCCCCATGCCCGCGTCGTAATGCTTTGCGATGAAGTCTTAATCGTTATACCTTGTATGTTATAGCGTGTATCAAGCTTAAAATTTCGCGCCTGACCTAGCTGTTTGTATACGTAGATCATATCGTTATCTACTGTGAGTTCAACTTTGTAATCTTCGACAATTTCGTCCATAAGTTCGATGCCGTTTTTATTCCCGAAGTTTTCTTGGACTACGGAAGAAACGTTAGCCGCATCGCTTGAAATATCGTACCTAAAGCCGCTGCCCGATAGCGCATGACTTAGCGCCTTAGATAGCGATAGTGTTCCGGAAAGTTCTTCATTAACGAAATGGTTATTGAGCCGCATCGTATACATGTGGTGAGCCGTTATGACTTTCGTTAAGGATTCATCGACTTGCTCCTTTTCAACGTCCGTAATGAAATAGCGCTGCGCACCGTACGTCTTTTCGTCGACTATCAGTACGTTAGTTTCCGTTAATAGATTAAACGCGAGTTGGTTGTCATACGTAAGCTCGATCGTAAAGCTTAGTTCCTTCTTGCCGTCCGTCCCTACTTTGAGAGACGGCGCTACATCTATATCGAGAATTTCCTGTTGTTCTCCGGTATCTACCGACTGTACAAATAGTTGCTTGATAGGCCGCCCCTCCTTTATTTATAGTAGAAACGTGTTTTGAATCGAATATCGACCGCGCTCGCATTCTGTACGTAAAAGCTGTTATAGCCTGGCGCCATAGACGGAAAACGACCGGAGGTTTTAACCCCGGCCGAATCGTTTACAAATACGTATTGGCGCCTAATTTCAACTTTTTGCGTTGAGTTAAGCGTTGTTTTTATCGTTAATGATTCACCTGTCGTGCGATTAGCGATCGTTATGTTAGTACCGGCCAAATACATTTCGACCTTGTAATCGTGCTCCGTCGGATAAATCGTAACATCCGACGCGTTGTAGACTTTAAAATCCGCTACATCCTTAAACCGGTAAGGAATATCGTTCTGATCCGGAATGTTCATGCCCGGAAAGAAATGCTCGCCGGCAACGTTTAGCGCCGTTTCGGACGTATACTTCGATTCTGACAAACCGTCCAGCGCGATAAATTCGAGTTCGATTTCTTTGTAGTTTTTCTCCCGATTCTTTTCGCGATCAAATACGTCATCACATACGACTTTCCAGCGAACGCCTGGCGTAAAAGTATGCGTAATATAATATGGAACGTCTTGAACGAAAAGCTTCGCAAGAGCATCCCGATATAAATAAAAATGCTCCGGCGACCTTGCGGACAACAGAAAAACGGCCTTGATTTTGCGCTCTTTATACTTCACTCGTCGTTGGCGCTGAACAAGACCGTTCCTATTCGCTAAATCTAACGTTGTTCTGCCGATGCTCGGAGACTCCGGCGTAAAGCTTTGAAGCCTAACGAAAGGGAGTAGGCTTCGTAGCGATTGGTCGCCGTCTCCCTGGTCTATTAACAAATCGAACATTACCTAACCCCCTTCGAAAACTTCTTGGCGTTCATAATACGTGCGCTGCGGTTGTCTAACGCCTTGCCGTCGAGGTATAACGCTGTTTCTTTTTCACCCAACGCCTTTGTCGCGTTTAGCTGTTCGCTAGAAATCGCGTTTTGTTTTTCGAGCAAGCTAATAAGTTGCGCTGTGAGAGCCGCGCTTTGACCTTCGTTTGAAACACCGAGCTTATCGCCTGTCGACTTCCAAAGCTGGATCGCGCGTTGACGATTGTTCTGTAACGGAATAACCGCTTCCGGTCCTTCTTCCGCAACCCAAGCGAGCTGTTTCTGCGTTACGATGTCGCCGATTTTGTAACCTTTGTACGGTCCACCTGCGCGCATTGACTTGATACCTGGCGTATTGAACACCGTTCCGTAACGCGAAATAATGTACCGGATAGCTGCAACCGCGTTGTGTACCGGATTCATGATGTCGCCCATGCCTTTCATCTTGTGCGAATCAAACGTTGTTCTAATCGTCTGCATAAGACCCATCGATGGAGTTCCGCGCTTCCAGTTGCTATCCCACTTGTTGATCGTAGATGGGCCGGTACGTCCTCCGGATTCCTTCATCGCCATAGTCGTTAATGGACCGAACCAGTTGCTCGGAACTTTCGTGATCGCCATCGCTTTTCGAATCCACTGTTTAACGTTCCCAGTCGCTTTTTCTCCGCTGCCGAAGCCGCCGCCAAAATCATCGATCTGCTTCTTAACGAAACCGACCATTGACGACTTAACCTTTTCGTAAGCGCCTTTCGCCATGTTGCCGAATACGCCAGAGATTTCCGGAAGCTTTAGGCCGAGACTGCCGACAACCTTCGATACTAGTTTCTTCGGATCTGAAACGTAGTCCCATACGTCAAACGCGAATTCTTTGACTTTGTTCACGGCACCCTTAGCGACATTAACGACGGTGTCCTTTGCGCCAGAAACTGCGTCGATGCCTTTTTCGAATAGGTTTTTCTTTTTCGTACCTTTCTTAAAGGCCGGAATACCTTGCGCGATAAGCTTTTTCGTCATGTCATGCGGAAGGACTTGCGTTCCTTTCGGCAAATTAAATAGCGTATCTCTGCCAGGACTTATGCCGGTAAATCCGGAAGGTGTGCGGAATAACTCAGGACCGCCGCCATCGCCTAAGATCGCTGGGCCGCCTGGATGTCCGCCTGCTGCCGTACCTTTCGCGTATCTAGGAATCTCTAATTTCGGAATGTAATGCTTCTTATCGACGCCGATTAGCCCTAGAACTTTGTTGATTCCGCTCTGCGTAAGTCCGTTTACGATGCCTTCGAAGCCGCCGATCATTTTGTTGCCGAGAGCTTTGACGCCACTAACCGCTTTGCCCGCCATATTTTTGATACCATCGCCGATCTTTCCAGGAAGTTTTTTCGCGCCATCAACGATGCTATTGAATCTTTCCATTACTTTCTTTTTCATCTCGAAAGTTAAAAGAGCCATCTTGTTCTTAACGTAAGTCCACTTGTCGGAAATTGCTTTCCCCATGTTAGTTACCAATTTTACAATTGGGGAGAATATAGCTTTTAAGATTCCAAGTACTGCGTTCCATGCAGCCTTCCAGTTTCCTTTTAACAATGCCGAGAACAATTTGATTACGTTCGTCACTATATTTAACGCGGTCCTAATGACGGATATTATTACTGGGAATACCGCTTGAACAATGCTCAGAATAAACTTTATGGCAGGAATTAAAACAGTTTTGATAATCACTGCGGCCGCATTTAGGACAGTTATGATAATTTGCGCAGCTGCTTGGATGATTGGGACTATTAACGGAAAGACAGCTTTTACAACTTCTAAAATTAACGGAAGTACATTAACTACCAGATCCTTAATAACTGATGCAACTAACTGGATGATAACAACCACGACAGGCATCGCTGCTTTTATCACTGCTAGAACGACCGGGAAAATCGCCTGAACCGCGCTCAATAAAATTGGCAGAACTGTAGTTGCGATCATCTGAATCACTGGAATAATCGCTTTAATAAGACTTAAAGCTATCGGGAATACCGCTTGAACAATGCTTAAAATAATTGGAAGTATTGACGTAAATCCTTCGACGAGTACCGGAAGAACTGCCGTTACAATTGCCGTAATGACCTGTAACAACGTACCTTGGACCTGTACCCATACGCTTACTAACCCGCTGACCAAGCTAATGATCCCTGGAAGTACTTGCGCAAAAGCACTAGCCAATTGTCCGAGCAGAGGCGTAATTTGAACGACTGCATCCGAAAATGCAACGCCCAACGTTCCCGCTAAACTTACGAACGTCGTACCTAGTTGCGCGAATGCTGGACCAAGCTCTGCGATTGCTGTGCCTAAATCCGCAAATGCCGGCTTCAACGTAGCAAGACTCGTAACCATAACGTTCATAGTCTCCGCAAACTCTGGCGCTAGTGCAGCCGCTATCTCGCCGAAGTATTGACTAAACGCGTCAAATACCGGCTGCAACGCGGTCATTGCGCTGCTGATTACGCTTGATACTTGCGTCCAAACAGTTGTAACCGATGCCCGGAATTGTTCGTTCGATTGGTAAAGTCGGAATAAGAATCCGGTCAAGCTTACCAGCGCCGTAATCGCAAAGCCGATCGGACCCGAAACGCCCGCTAACGCTAATCCAAACGCTGTGATCGTTGGCGCAACGATAGAAACAACGCCACTTACACTTGAAAAAGCCGTCTTGAGTTGCGCAAAAAAGACGCCTGCTGCATCCGATACTTTATCTGCGACTCCTTGGCCGAAGAATTGCGATGCTTTTTGTCCGATCGAGTAAAAGAACGTACCTATAGTGCTGACCGCCGCATTGAATCCGCTTTGAATTGCGGTTCCTATGTTTACCGCTCCTGATGCAAAACCGTTCCACATAGCCGGTCCTTTTTGGAGCAAATACGCTGCTACGCGATCGACTGCCTCCACGATTCCGTCAAAGGCTACCTTCGCACCGTTGTAAGCGATTAAAGCGCCGGCTTTAATTCCGTTAAATACTACGCCGAGAAGTTTTTGCAAGGATTCCGAATGTTTATATACGAGCACAAAAACCGCTATTAGACCCATTATTCCTGCGATAGTTAATGCAATTGGACTTGTTAAAGCTGCGAATACGGATCCGAGAACGGTGCCACTGAGGGCTAGAAGCCCGCCCGCTTCGACCAATGCTCCGATACCTGCAGCCATCGCTCCGAATCCAGCTAAAACCGCTCCGAACGTCGTTATGATGCCGAGAATCGCAGCTACAACCGCCGCAGAAATCGCAATAAACTTCTGCATTCCTGGCGATAAGTTATTGAATGCGTCGACGACTTTTTGAAGCACGCCAACGAGCGCTGAAACGACCGGAGTAAGTGCACTACCGATGTTTATCTGCGCTGTCTCGAATGCGCCCGAAAGCTCTTCGATCCGCCCTTTTAAGTTGTTCATACGCTCGGCAGCAACGTCGGCCGCTTTGATTTTGTCCATCGCTTTCGCCATGTCATCGAATCCTTTGGCGCCCTGCTTACCGAGAATTAAAGCGCCGCGGATTGCGTCAGATCCGAAAATATTATAAAGAGCTTCCTGCTTATCTTTCGCGGACATTCCATCGAGTGCTTTCGAAAGTTCTCCGGAAATCTCCGTCATGCTGCGGATATTCCCATTCGCATCGAAAAACTTGTTGTCCATGATTCCGAGGTTTCTCGTCGCTTTGTCGAACGCCTTCGAAAACTTATCGGTTCCTTCCTTAGCGCCTGACGTTTTCGCAACGTATTTATTAAGCGCGTCATAAATATCGCCTAAGTCTTTGCTGGCCGGCTTGAAGCCTTTATCCGCCATTTGCTGGTAGGCTTTGGTTGTATCAAGCGTTACGAGACCCAGTTCTGACATCGTTTCATAAGACGCTTTAGTCATCGGTACTAATCGGCTGAGCATCGTTTTAAGGGACGTACCTGCATCCGAACCTTTTAAACCGTTCTGCGCAAAAACAGCCAGCGCGGTCGACGTATCCTTAAACGATAGTCCCATTCCGGCAGCTACCGCAGACGTCATCGAAAGACCGTATTTCATTTCCTCGACTGATGTTGCGGATGCGTTTGCTGCTCCGGCAAGGATATCCGCTGCTTTGGATACGCTAAGGTTATCGTCTTTGAAAGCGTTAAGCGCAGTCGATGCGATTTCCGCTGCGTCTGCTAGTTCAAGACCGCCCGCTGTTGCTAACGAAAGTGCGCCCGAAAGGCCGCCGTCCATAATGTCCTTCGTTGATACGCCGGCTTTAACGAGTTCTTCCATACCTTGCGCAGCTTCTAATGCGCTGTATTTCGTATCAGCACCGAGTTTTACCGCTAAATTCGTTAAAGCATCGCTGTACTTATTCGCTTCAGCCGGGTCCATTACCGATTTAACATTCGACATTTGCTGTTCGAAGTCCATCGATTTCTTAGTCGCAAGGCCAAGGGCCCCACCGACCGCTAACGTAGCTGCGCCGAATGATGTCGCGATTTCGGAGCCGATCGATTGTAAATTACCGCCGACCGTCCGAAGGTTTTCGCCGCTTTCTTGTGCGCGTGTTCCCATCCGATGCCACGCGTTGGCTTGCTGATCAATTTGCGTGTTAGTCGCTCTTAATTGCGCCTGCGTTTCACGAAGCTGTGCGGTCGCTTCGTTCATACGAGCGCTAAGTTCTTGCGTTTCCTGTGCGTCCTCGCCTTTTGCGCGTTTAGATTCGAGATATAAACGGCGAAGGTCTTTTAGGCGCTGCTGTTGAAGATCAATCGATTTATTTAAGTGGTCGGCTTTCTGCCTCAGTTGGTCCGAGGTCGATCCGAAGTTATCAACGCCAGCCGTTGACGCTTTAAACGCCGCATCTAGCGCACGCATTTTCGTCGTAATCGTACTGACACTCGCGTTTAGCTTGGCGCCTAGTTGTGCGAAACCTGTACTCTGCTCCTTAATCCGTTTATTGACAAGGTCGAGTTGATCCTCGGTCTTTTTCATTGCCGCTAACGATTTGTTGTACTGCGCTAGTAACCGGAGGGAAGCGTTATTATCCTTTCCTTTTACCCGCACGCTCTCTTCGTACTGACGCTTAAGCTCGGATAGCTTCGTTTTGTGTACTTGCATCGTACGGTTAAGTACGTCCGCCTTCTGCTTTAGGGAGTCGAGACTTTTATCGAATCTACCTGCGCCCGCCATCGTAGACTTAAATTCGGCATTAACAGCCTCAAGTTTCTTGTTGATTCCGTCAAGACCACGAGTTAACTCGGCGCTTTCTAACCCGATACTGACGCGCAGGGAGCCGAGTGATTCTGCCATGCTTTACCTCCTTTCTAAAAACCGAGTACCTGATCGATATAGACTTCCTTCTTACCGCCGCCCATTGAACCGGATTTGCTGGTCTTTCCGTTGTCCGAATACTGCATGAGTTCGAAAAGCCAACCGATGTCCATTTCGTCAAGGTAATAAATATCTTGCGGCCGCTCCATGCTGTCGAGATAAAGCTTTTTAATGTCGTGTTCTAGCTTTTCGAGGAAGTCTAAGGGGAAAAGGTACCCCGGCGTTAGTTTTTTGCCGGAGTCTCCGCAGTGGCTTCGCCTTCTGACTTCGTAGCTTCTGACGGTTCAGCTCCCGCATTAACCGTTCCTACCACGCCTTGAATCGTGTCAGAAATCGTGCTGATCATTTTTTCGGAAGAGATACCGTCGTAGAAGTCGTCAAGTGAGAACTGACCGTCATAAACGCGAACAACGTAGTCAACGAGGTTATCCAGATCACCAACGTCCAGGTCATCGAAATTGCTTGTTTTCGAAAGTTTAATAGCTTCGCGAAGCATTCTTCCTTTAATGAATGGCGCGCTAAATACTTTTTCTTCACCGTCGATAAGTAATGTAATTTGCATATGAACACTCTCCTAATTTTTGTTTTTAAGTAGTCAAATAAAAAGAGAGCCGGCCATAGCCGAGCTCTCCGTTATAAATCTATTAAGCCCCTGTATTTTCTTCCGGAGCAGGCGCAGGTGCAGACGTAGTAGGCTCGTAAACTTTCGTGAACCATTCGTTAACGACTGTTTTATTAACCCCTTCTCCTTCCGTAAATACAGAACGCGACCAAACTTCATCGTACGCACGACGCATAAATGTCCCTGTGATTGAATCTGTTTGGAATTCCGGACTATCTGTTTTAGTCGCGAAAGATTCTTCTTGTAGCTGGAACTTCCCTTTATAGAATGCGTATAACTTATAACCCCCGCCAGACACTTGCGCCCTAAACAGCAATGCACCATATGGCGCTAGATCTGTCGCTTTCTTTTCGAGTACGCCATCGGCATTAATGGTGTGACCAAGTAAAAGCGCCTGTACGTCATGGGATAGCTGATCGACTCCGATTTCGATTTCAGTTCCTCCGAAAGCTGTCTCGATTTCAGATGGTCCATCATCCGCATTTAAAGTTTCGCTGTTTGTGTTCGGTGAAACTGACGCTTCGATTGCTTTACCAACCTTTACCGGCACGTCGTAACTAACTCCTGTTTCGTCATCCTTAATCAATTTTGCAAAGTAAACGTCACGTAAACCAACCCGTGTTCCTGCCAAATTTATTCCTCCTCTGTATTTTGCGCATAATAAAAACGGAGCACCTTGTGATAGATCTCCGTTTCGTTTTCGTATAGGTCGTACTGCCCTAAGCGACCGAAGCCCGCATCTACGAGCCGTTTCTTAACGCCGGTTTCTAGTCGTGCGTATTCGCTAGGGTCCTTCGTATAAATATCAACTTGAACGTAAAAGCCCGTCGCTTCCTCGGCATCTTCCGCATTGAGTGCGCTCTTTTCGTCGTAGAAGAAAAAACGGATATACGTTTCGTCCTCTCCGCGATACTTCAGAAAAACAACAGGCACGCCCAACGGTTTAAGCGCCGAATTAACGATTGCCCGTGCACTCATCGCAGTAACTCCCTTTCTAAATAGCGTCTGATTTCGCGCTGTGCTTCGTTCTTTTTCGCGTTGAAAGACGGCTCAATGAAAGGCATCGCTTGGTGTCCGGGATGATCGACTTCTCTTCCGTAAAACGTAGAACCATCGCTCATGACCTTTTTGTTCTTCGCTTTCTCTAAGTGCGGACTGGTGCCGAACTCAGCGAATCGCGAGATAAAGTCGAGGTCGCTCGGTCCGATTTCGATAATGTCGTTTTTGACGTCGCTGACCATGATCTTACTTTGAGCGCTAGGCTTCCGCGCTTCCATCTCGTCAAAGACCGGTTTAGCGCCGGCTTCGAGAGCGCCTTTCTTAACGGATTGAGCTTCGCGGCCCATCCGATTTAGCCTCGCCATTAATTCGCGCATCCCTTTTACGTTTGATCTCGAGCTCACTTAACGTTGACCTCCTCCCCGATAATCGTGAAGGTCACATTCGCTTCGTTATCGTTGATGATGCTTTTAATCTCGAACTCTCGTCCGTCATATTTCAGGCGCATCTTATTGTTGAGTAGCGACTTCATCCGCTTTGAATACCTAATGATAAATCGGGTCGTTCTCTCGGCCTGAATCGTAGCCGCCGCGATATATTCTCGGCCCTGTAACGTCTTTACTGCCGCCCAAACCGTAGCAACTGGCGTCCAGCCGTCGATCTCAAACCCTTCGTCATTCGTCGTGTTTGCGTAATCCAAAAACGTGATTCGCTTGTCTAAACTTCCGATATTTACCGCCATAGCCTCACCTCAATTGAAGGATCATACCGGCGATTTTAGTTCCGCTGTTGGCTGTCGTCCTATTTTCGTAGGCATCCGCAACAAAGATCAGCGCCGCCATTTTGTATAGGTCCGATTCGGTATCCTTTACGCCTGCGTTTTCCATGTGCTTGGCTGCTGCGGAAATAAAAAAGGAGACAAGGTTGTCGTCCTCATCTCCGTCAATCCGCAAGTATTCTTTTGCTTCCTCAAGCGTAAGAGCCATCGTTATTCACCTGCCGGTGGTGTCGGTTCGTTAACGGTAATAGCAACCGTCGTCTTAACCGTAGGTTTAACCTTGGACGCGACTGTGATCGTCGTTGTGCCCGCCGCTTTAACCGTTACCAAGCCGGAGCTAGATACGGTTGCTGTTGCGGTGCTACTAGACGTATAGGTCACGTTTTGGTCTGCGCCTGCTGGCGAAACTGTTGCGTTAATCTGGTACGTATCGCCGACCGTTAAAGTCTTGGAGGATTCTGTTACGTTAACACTTGTAGGTTCGGTTGCCTTCGTTGTTACTGAAAGCTCGGCGCTAAGTGGTGACGGATCACCGACGTTAGGAATTGCGCGGACTTGATACTTATACGTCGTTGTCTGTTTCAAGCCGCTCTCAGTGAACGATGTGCCAACGCGAGTTCCGATTGATACTCCGTCTCTATAAATTTCGTATTCTTTAATGCCCCCATCAAAGGTTACGGCGTCCCAGTTAAGAGACACCGATGTATCCGTTGATGACGCCGTTAACCCTTGGGGCGCATTAGGGCGCAGTTACAACGGACGCGATACGGAAAGCAGATTTAAGTTTGATTTTGTGGTCGAACCAAGCAGTCAGCACGAATAAGTTTTCGCCTGTGTTGATGTCTTTGTCGCTTTCGTAAGTGATCGCTGGATCGTAGTTGAAGTGAGAGTAACGGAAGTCACCGACGATTGGCTTAACCGCAGCATCAGAGAATACGACCGGCTTGCCAATGATTTGCTCAGGCTGAGCGTTGTAAAGAGTAGCGCTTCCATTTGCGAGTGTTTCAATCATTTCAAGGTAGTCCGCATAAGCCATCATAACTTTTGCGTTCTCGCGGAAATCTTCCGGAAGATCTGCGACGGCTTTTTTAATCGCTTTGTACGTAGATTCGCCAGATACTTCTTTGATGCCAGCTCCGTAGAAGGACATTTCTTCTTCTCCAGCTTTCGGAGTTGCAGCGAAAGAAACTTTCTTTTCTTTAGCAGCTAAACCAGATTGAAGAGCTCTCTCTACTGTTGAAACTAAATCTGTATCAGTGGCAGCTAAGATAGTTTCAGAAACTTTAGCCTTAACTTTGAATTTGCGACGACCAAAAGTAACGACTGAACCTTCAACTTTTAGTTCTTTGGCAGTCTCTGTATCTTGAATGAAATTGTCATCATCTAAAGTGAAGTCGACTTTAGGGATTTCAAGATTTGTTACGCTTGTGTAAGTTGATACATTACGAAGTGGATTTGTTACAAAAGGTTCGTGTAAAAGATCCTCAGAAACTGTTTTCGGAAGTAGTTTTTCTCCACCTGTACCATTGTTGTCGCCTAAAACTGCTCTAACTTCTTGAGCAGGTACTTCTTTACGCATAGCTGCGCGAATTAATCCTGCTTTAGCTGAAATTTTTTGCTTTTCAGGGTCATTGCTAGTTAATCCCGCAGAAACACCCGCTTTTGCTTTTTCTAAGCTCGCTTGAATTTTTGCTTTTTGTTCGCGCTCTAAAGAATCGTGTTGGTTTTGTAGGATATCCAAACGCTCTTTTAGATCATCTCTTTTCTGTTTTAGAGCTCTTACATCTTCGATAGAAGCGTTCGGATCGGCCGCTTTGTTCATGATTTCCTTTTCAACCGAACCGAGTTGTGTACCTACTGTGTTTAAGTTAGCCTTCAGATCAAATAGTTCCATTAAATAATTCCTCCATTTTTGAGTTTTAGTAAGTTGGTTTGTGCTTCCGCGATTAATTGCTCGCGTTCCAGGCGCTCTCTTTCCGCCTGCTTTTCGTCTTCTTGCGTTTGATTAAGTAAAGCGTCCGGAGTATTCCGGTAACTCGCGAATAACTTCGTATCTACTTTCGCAGCCACTTGCTTAGGTGCTTCGATGCTGTCGCAAAGCCCTAATTCGAGGCATTCTTGCGCTGTAAGCCATGTTTCAGCGTCCAAAAGTGCGATTAATCGGTCGCGATCAAGCTTTTCGCCTGCTTTTCCGAGATAAGCCTCGATAAGACTTTCGCGAATACGGTCCATGTCATCGGCTTGTTTGCGGAGTTCGTCCGCATTGCCCTGCGCTAACGTCCACGGATTGTGAATCATCATCATCGCGTTTGCAGGCATAAAAATAGCGTCACCGGACATTGCGATGACGCTTGCGATACTGGCCGCCAGCCCGTCTACGTAAACGTTAACGTGGGCTTTGTGCCGTTTTATAATGTTGTAGATCGAATTTCCTTCGAAAACGGATCCGCCAGGCGAGTTAATATAGATATTTAGCGTTGAAACGTCGCCAAGTTCGTCTAAATCCGCCTTAAAAGTCTGCGCTGTTACTTCGTCGCCCCAAAATTGGGCCGAACTGATTTCGCTGTAAATGTAAACCTCGCCAGCTTTAGCGTCATTCTTCGCCGCTTTGATTTCCCAGAACTTCTTTATCGTCCTCACCTCCTTTCGAGTCTTCGTTATCATCTTCGTTAGTTTTTAACGTTGGAGGCGTTGGCGCGTCGGTGCTCGTAATTTTCTGCTGCGCGACTTGATCGATCGGGAATAAGTCTTTGCTTAAATAAAGCGTATCTCCGCCCTTTTCTGGCGGTAAATCCTCCCACGCACGCACCTCATTCGGCTTAAACCAACCGCTCCGGATGCCTTTTTGGTAGAAATCTCCGCGAGTCCTCATGTCCCCTCGCAATAACGCGTTCATGTTGAACTTAAAATAATACCCGGCTCTGCGTTCCTGTTCGGTCAGCAGCTTCCGGTTAAATTCCTTTTCGTATTGAGTTGCGATAGGCATCAGCGTGCCTTGTACATAATCGATGTAAAGTTGCTCCATGTTCGATACACTGCCTTGCGTTTCGCCGAGCATGTATAACGGAATGTTAAAAGCCTGCGCAACCCTTGAACGGGTCACTTTTTCGACTTCAAACACCTTTGTATCGATGAATTCCTTCTTTAAATCCTTAATTTCAACGCCAGGTTCTTGAATTAGAATGCCGCCATTGTTCGAATAGAAGTTCCGGAAGTTCTCTAACATCGCTGTTTTCCGGTCATCATCGAGTTGGTTGGCGACTTTGAGAATGAACGATATCTTGGCGCCATCCATCTGTTCGAGACTGAACGTCCTTACATCGCGATCAAAGTCAAGTGCATTCCGCAGTACCTTTAACGGCGAGATTCCTTTCAGTCCGTCAACGGATACATGCTTAACGTGAATGATATCCATGTTATGAACGAAGTAATTTCCGTTATCACCGAATATCTCGTACCAGAGCTCGCGAGTCGATTCTTCAATGACCGGCTGCACTCTCGAAGGGTCTAAAACGTCCAATCCGATGACCTCATAACGCATTCCATACCGTTTTAACGCGTATCCATCCCCTGAGATGTTCCGATGCGTCTCTAAAAGTCCGATCATTTCACCGGAAGTCATGTTATGGTTCGGCGCGTACGTTAATAGTTCGGATGCCTGCGACTCGATCGGCTGATAATTTTTGTACGCCTTGATCGGTAAGCTTGCCATCGTATTTGACAGCCGCGATACAGCCGAAAAGACTGTTTCGTTATCTGCCAGCGTTGTTTCTCCGTAGTTGCCGAAAATACTGGCGCGCGGAATAAACCAATGTGGTAGGTCCTTTTTTACGGCCGCCTTTGCTTCGGTTGCGCCTCCGAAAAAGCTTCGTACGTTGCTCCAAAAGCCCATTTTCTCACCTCCTAACCGTTTAATAGATCGTTAATTGAGATAAATCCGACGCTTCCGCCCCCAACCGGCTTCGTCATGTCGAGATATACCTGCGAATGGGCGTTAAGGAACGCAGCAAAGCCGTCTATTTTTCGGTAGCGCGTCTGTTTGGTCGGCAGCCAGTTTCCGTTACGATCTTCGACCAGCTTGACGTTGTTTAAATACCACGTAAAGAGTTTGTTTTCGTTATATACGACTCTTCCGTCGAGCAATAACTCTTTAACGTTCTTCAACGGATCGCTCAGCGTAATGTAACCCTGCCGCACGACCTCCGTTTGGAATCCGTAGTTCTGCAGATCTTGCACCAACCGCATCGCATTCGCCGGGTCAAACGTGATCTTTTCGATCTGATATTTGCGCGACATTTCCACGAACCAATCGTAAACGTACTCGTATTCAACGTATTCGCCCGGAATAATCGTCAAATAACCGTCGGATTCAAACCCACGGTAGTCTATTTTTTCGTTATCTTTTTGTACTTTTGCCGCCGGGACCCACGAATGAGACAAAACAAAAACGCGATTATCCGGCAAGATAAATTCCAGACACGCGCTCGTAAAGTCTTCCGTTTGCGACAAGTCGAAGCCGCCGATGCACCTCATGCCACGCAACGTTTCCGGATCGACATGTCCGTTATTGCGCTTGATGACTTCGAAGTCGATAAAGCTTTCTTCGCCGTTGTCAACGAATATATTGAACCGCTTGACTAGCCAGTCGTTGTATTCGCGTGGTACGTGTCGGTCCGCGTTAAAGTCCTGGATCATTGACGGAATATCCATCGTTACGCCGATGTTTGGGTTCGCTTTGATCCACATTTCTGGGTTCTCGACCTCAGATATGTCGTCTAATTCCGCCATAAAGTAGAAATTTCGCTCCTGAACGTTGCTTCCGTCAAGAACATCGGAGGCAATTTCGTAATATTCGACCAGAGGTCCGTCGAGCTGATAGCCGGCCGTCGTAATGTAAATGATTAACGGCTGAGTCCGCGCAGCTCGCGAGTTCTTGATTACGCTGATAAGTTTCGAATCCTTGAATTCGTGGATCTCATCGAATATGCCGAGATGCGTATTCAAACCGTCCAACTTTTCGCTGTCAGACGCCCGCGCTTCGATTTGACTCATTGACGCGTCGTGATATATGCCTTTCTGATTTTCGCGAATATGTTTCCGAAGCTTTGGCGACTTTCTAATCATGGCGCGACTCTCTTCGAAAAGAACGCCCGCTTGCTGCTTCGAGTTGGCTAGAACGTAGGCCCTGGCGCCTGGTTCGCCGTCTTTTGTTATCGCAAAGTTAGCCAAACCGCTGATTTTCGTTGTTTTTCCGTTCTTACGGCCGACGAATATAAGACCTTCGCGAAAACGTCGTAGTCCAGTATCGCGATGAACCCAACCGTACAGCGATCCAATTACGAAATGCTGCCACGGCTGAAGCGTTAAGTTTGAATACCGGCCCTGTGACGGCTTACAATACCGCTCGATAAATTGTATCGGACGATGTCCTTTTTCTTCGTCAAAGACGTAAGGGAATTCGTCTGTGCCGGCGCATTCAAGATCGCGAAGGTGACGTTTACAAGCGAGGATATTTTTCTTACTCGCGACTATTTCACCTGACGCTACCTTTTCCGCATACCAAGTCGTCAGCAACTTTTCGGCCGGTTTTTCACGTATAAATCCGGCTATTTTTTGCGTTTTTAGCCAGTTTTCGTACCATTTTTCGACCTCTGTAGCGTTAGAATTTACTGAAATCGTCGTCATCGTCATCACCGCCCGCGTTTAATTCTTTGCGCTGTGCCGGCGTTAGATCGAGCGATTTCAGAAGGTTATTTAACGTCGTAACCGTCTTCGTAAGCTCAATCGCTAAAGGATTTTTGACGAGGTTTTCCGCGCCTGCCTTATTCGTATGCCGCATCATTAAAGGGTTTTCCGCCACTTCCTTTTTTAATCGGCGGTAGAACTTATGCGTATCGACGTAAAGATCGATAAGCTCTTCGTCCGATTCCGTATACCTGTCGCCAAGATATTCGCGCAGTCTTTTCGCAGTGGGTACCGCCATATGATCGCTCCTTTCATCCGGGGTTTACCCCCTTTAATGTAAAATTTCCGGTCGCTCTACAAGCGAAGGGGCCCCGCCGGTCCCTACGTTTTTGCCTTCGAAATCCCAACGGTAGGGGGGCTATAACTCCGGATTAGCCTGCGCCTTCACCACGTTTATTCTGCGCTTCTTAGCCGCCTTGGCCGCCGATCCAGCGCCTTTTTCCGGGTGCCTTCGGTTGTGGCACGGATTGCATAAACTTACGAGATTTTCGAGCGTTAGCGCGAGTTCTGGATGATCACGCAGTTCTTTGATATGATGAACCGTCTGAGCCTTCGTTATCTTACGTTCTTTGAGACAGTCTTGGCATAAGCCGTGGTCGCGCTTCAAGGCCAACGCTCTGCATTCCGTCCATGCCTTCGACTTATAGAACGCTCGTGCTTCGGGATCGCGCTTGTGCTTGTCGTAGTAGTTACTCATAGCTTAGCACCCGCCATGAATCGCGTTAAGGTTAGCGCCGGACCCAAACGTATTACTCTAGGCTTACAGAACGGACGGTCTGCGAGTTGTATAAAGCCGAGCTCATAGTCGCGTTCCCTACGCTGTTCTCGTAGATTCCTATAGCGCTGCTTACGTTCTCTATTCATATGTGCCTCGAAGCGTAAAGTCTCGGTACGTTCCCGTTATAGGTTTATCTGTCCTACGCACAAACAGATCATACGTACCATCGATCTCTTCCGTAACTACACAGCGATCTACATCACCGTCTAGTATCTCGTCTAATACTCTACGTATATTTGCCTTCTGCTCATCCGATAGATACATCGCTATCCCTCCGTTCTCTATTCATAAGCCCGTTCGCCTACCGCCAGTTCCTTCGTCTCTACAACCGGAGCGCCTGTGCTATCCTTAGTGTGTTTGATACGGTAATAAGTAGAGCCGCATTGGTCTGCGTCTTTAGTACGCCACTCGAAGTCTACCGCAATACGACCGGTAATTTCTTCGCCTTTGTATATAACGCGTGGTATCGATTGTTCATCCGTAAGTTCTATCGTTAGTAAGTTCGGGGTGTTCTCTCGTACCAGTTGTTTATATAAGCTATCTCGGAGTGGATCACTTACTCTTGCGAATCCGGTAATAAGGTTACCACCTCGTCTCAATGCGTCGATTACGTCTTGAGGTACACCTTCATCGCAGACAAACCTATCACTAGGAGTAATCCACTTCTCGCTTAGATGAGATCTAACCGTAACATCCGGGTGCTCTGTTTTGTAGTAGCCTAACATGTTGCGGTGTACCATGATCTCGCAGTCATGCTTACGAGCAAACTCTATAAGCGCGGTGGTCTTTCCTAAACACCTTTGTCCGGCTCTAACGTAAACCAACTCACGGTCAACTGCCGCCTTCTCGAGTGTTTCTAAGATACTAAACTTAGCCAGGTTTAATCTATACTCCATACACTCCCACCCCTTTCATATACTAAAGCGTCAATCACTGTAGAGTGACTAACCAATCTGGCGCTCCCCACCAATATCGTTGCACTTTGTCTTTATCTTTTATATAAGTTCTTTATCGCGATAAGGTATTTAATAGATTACTAATATCTGCGTATCGTATGAGCGCAGCGAATAGATCGCTATTATTTGTTTCTCTTTTACAAATTGCTCTTTTACTTCTTTCTCTTTTTACAGTGGGGTCTGAACACATTACCCATAGTGTGGTCTAGCCCCATTACCGATAGTGTGGTCAGAACACATGAAGCGTCGTATCAACGTTTGCGCCGTCTCATCCGGTACACATCGAAGTCCGGCACGATCTTCTCACCGTCTTCATTAACGATATATCCATCGTCAGTTATGTGCGGACAGAACGACGGAAAGTACCACTTAAAGCGCTTAGTCCCTTCGTAGTGTCCGGTCGTCCGTATGATCCCGTTCGTCTCTAAGATCGCTGCCAGCAAATTGATTCGGTGCTTATCTATGCGCAAGTGTTGCTGAATCGTATCGTAGTTTAAGAAGCATGCGCCGAACCTATCGTTTGTGCTACCGTCACTACGCGTATGATTACCGTCGATGTACGATTGCAGCAGAAAGTAAAACGCCACCACGTCGCGTATCTCCGGCTTACGCTTGTAATCGGCATAAGCTACGTCACAGGCTTCGTTAATCAAGCGCGGAAACACCTTACGCATAAGCTCACGGCTGTATACTTCGAACCCTTGCGGACTGTCTAAGAGCGCGGCTTTGTCATTCGGCATTGGCTTGCGGTCTGGTTGGTCGCCACCATTCAGCGCTACAACGTTATCCATCAGTTACCTCCGTACAGAAAGGTTCTTTATCCTCGTCTGAATCAACGATTAACTGTAACTCAACGTTTTCATAGTACGAAGAACCGTGACGATCTTCTCCTTCTTTCTTAAACGCTTCTTTCGCCATCCACAAAGCTTCGGTCTCATCGTTAGCCCATACAAGGCATCTTACGTAAGTAAATCCCGTGTAACCATTAGTCGCTTCATACAACCGCATATAAGTCGGCCTCCTCCGGAAATGTATGATAAATAACGCCGTCTTTATCCGGCATGAGCTGCAAGAAATCCGGATAGCCAAAGTCGAAATCTAGGTCCGCGAGCTCTAGTTCGTACGTCCGACTGAAAAAGACATCGTCTGTAATACGAATAGGCTTCGAAGTGTAAAACGAAGAAACAATGGCCGAAGCTTCTTCGTCGGTTAAATCCGTATCTACAGCCGACCGTAATTGTTCGATTAGATGTTCGCTCGTTCTTTTCGTTAGATAAGTACGTCCTCTCAACCAAATACGTCCGGATACGTCGACTCTAATCGAGGTGTCTTCCTCCGCCTTCCATTCCAATAATTCTTCTACGGAATCAAACACCCACTGTGCTCCGGCCTTTGTATCGAGAATCTGATACGTATCGCGCGGAGATTCCATCGCTAAGTAGTTCACTAATTCATCGGTTTTATTAAACGATAAGTGACGATCGTAAAGTCCTCCGCCTGGATAAAAGTCGTCAAACGCAAATAAGATATACCGTTTCATTCTGCGCCCAACTCCTTCCGAATCAATTGATCAGCTTCTTCGAATGACATTTCGTTATGTTTCGGGAAGTTAAACGTTGCTTCTATACTATTCCCGGATTCAAAACGGATAATAGCTTCGACTTTGGTTCCGGAATAAAGACGCGCAATAAAAGCATCTCCGTACACCGTTTCGCTATTTAGTCGCTCTAAACGTTCAATGTATATGTGCATTCGTCCGTCCCCTCCTCTACGTAAATAACTTCGTATGCCAATTTGATAAGCCACTGAAAATGCGGATCTTTTACGATTGGGTTTTCGTCATAACCCGGCAGCATGTATATCGTTGCATTTTCCGTGTTTATGCCGTCAATTCCGCAAGGATTACGCGATACAAATTGCGTGTACTTATAACTCGGATAGTTCGCTTTCACGCGATTCCATATCGTTTTGGCTTCGCTAACGGTCCGTCCTACAACGAGAGCTGTGCGCCAGTTCTCTTTCTGTTTGGGACGGTTAGATATCCACAATCTATCCCACCCGCCCTCAATCGGTTCTAAAGGTCCGATATACTCGTCGCCTAAATACATGTGCCAAGTACGCTGTTTCTTTTCGCTCATCAGCGCATTCCCTTTCCGGAAGCTTTACCGATAGCCTTTCCGTCCAGATAAACCGTAGGCTCTTCGCCTAACCTATCGAATAAAGCTCGCAATGACTGCGCAACCTCGGCGCCATTCTTTAGCGTTACCTCGCCTGTCTCCTCCATATAATCACGCAATTCAGCCAACGCCTTGGTCGCCGCCTTTGCTTCGCGCTGTAGCGCTTTGAGGCCGGTTATGGCTTCGGATACCTCTACATTTAGCGTCGCCGTGATCTCCGTCTTAGAGTCTTTTGTCACCTCGATCGTCGGCGCTTCTACAGACGCTAATGCAGCGCGGAGAATATCAGCCGTTTCTCCTTCGTCTCTTACTGCGATTGACTCCACTACGTCATTTCCGTGATTAATGTGTACCGTTTTGATTGATACGCGTTTGTCCGCCATTCACATCGTCTCCTTTTCGTTATTTATTCGTTTTTAAAATCGTGCGCGGCTTCCCGACAGCGCTAACTATGCCGTCCGCAACCAACCGCCTCATAAACACTTCCGCCCGTCCGTGCGCTATACGAAATCGCCGTTTTATCGTAGACACCGACATAATGCCGTCGTTCAAAGGATCGGACAGCACCCAATCGCGCACCGTTTCGTAAGTTAGTTCGTTCATTCTAAAGCCTCCTTTTCGTTTTATTTACGCAAGCACAAAAAGACCTCCGCCGTGTTGGCGGAAGCCTCGTTCTGATTGCGTTTATACACCGAGGTCAGGACGCATCCCTTCCTCGCTCGTTTTCTGCCGGTCGATGCCGGATGTATAATTGGCGCTAATATACGCGACAATATTACACGCTTTCCGGTACGTATTTAACGTCCCCACCGGCGGAGAATCCGACGTCGCTATCGGATATGCGGACGAGGATTTGCACCTCGCATGAACGGCAATTCGCCGACTGTTAGTCTTCGTAAAAAGGTCGGCCCTGAGTTTCCCGAAGGTTAGCCGCATCACCTCAGTCTACGCGTCTACCTATTCCGCCACCGCATTCGTGATTGAATCGCATTATATATGCGTGATTTGCCCATATATTAACGAGCGAAGTAAATACCCTCCGGCTGGATTAAAACGGCTGTGGCGCTTTAATTTCGTGGCAGAATCGCTTTCCTTACGTCAATGACTTCGCAAATATACAAATCTAATTCGTCCCACATATCTTCGGACTTCCGTTTATTAAATTCAGCTAATGCTTCTTCGTAAGTTTCGTAAATCTCCGGGAATGCTTCGAACGTACAATCGTTGATCACTACGTACTTCATTCGCGAACACCTCCGTTTGATATACCGCCGCAATATGTATTAAAAGGACGCCAAGTTGCGGCTAGTGCCCGTTGTTATTCCGTAGGGGTGGCGTCCTTTACCGTACATACTGTTTACTATCTATTCGGGGCTCATAACGTATAGACAACTAAAGGGTAAAAACATGTATAGTTTTCAAATAAAAAACCAAATTATTTTCATCCAGTAAAAATCACCGGACAACGTAATTTGGCTTCTCTTTGTATTATTAAATACTAATCGCGATCAAGGTACTAAGTAATTAATATCTGCGTCCGCTAATGAGCGTTAGCGAATAGTGGCGCTATTATTTAAGTAAGTCTTTATAAGTAAGTATATATAGTAAGTCTTTATACGCAGTGAAAATCACTGGAACGTCCAGTAAAAATCGCTGTATGATCCAGCGAAAATCACCGGACAAATCCGCCTATGACCGCATCGACAGTATTTTCCCCGTCAGGAATAACCCTACGACAGCCTTCCGTTTTATCATCGCCAGGTAAATCCGCCGCGCCAAACTTTCCTCGTGCTGCATCGCTATCTCAACCGCCTTCCCTACGTTCGGATGCTCGACTATGTCAGTAATCAACGCTAACTTTTCGCGCATCCCTTTATCACAGCCCGGCTTGAATTCGTTCTGTATACACCCGTTCACCGCGATATAACATTTCCGTCGCGCCAGATCAACCGCAACCTTTTCGTCGTATAAACCCCACCGTTTCGCGTATGTTTCCAGCGTATTGCCGTTTATGTACGAATCGAATAGCTGCGGGTTGTATTTGCGCATCAAGCTCTCGTCGTTAATCTGCCGGTAATGGTACAACGGTTTATCGATATAATAAGCCGTCTGACAATACGTAAACGCGTCCATATTAAACAGCCAATCTTCGCCGAGATACTTGCCGTCAGGGAACGTTAGGCCATACGTATCTATTAAACTTTTGCGGATTACCTTCCATACGCCGCCGTACGATCCGCTATATAAAAAGTCCGTCAGTATTTCCGCCTTTATCTCATCTCGGCCTAGCGGTGTATTTGCTTTTGCGCGATAACTTTTCGTATAGCTTTTCGTTCTGTCTTCGTAATCCCAGCAGATATCCGTAAATACAATATCGGCGTTGTTTTCGCGCGCAGTTTCGTACATAGTTGCGTAACATTCCAGCTCGATCCAATCGTCAGCGTCGATAAACGCAACGTATTCGCCACGCGCCTGATTTAGCGCATTATTGCGTGCCGTGGCCGGTCCCTGATTCGCTTGGTAGATCGGCTTGACACGTTCGTCAATGGCTTCGTAGTATCGTAAAATATTGCGCGTTGAATCGGTCGAGCCGTCATCTACGATCAAAACTTCGATATTCTTCAGCGTCTGGCCGAGCACGCTGTCTAAGCATTCGCGCAGGTACTTTTCGCCGTTGTATACCGGTATAATAACGCTCACTTTGACTTTCGGTTTCATTTCGTCCACCCTTTCGATTCGGGAATTCCCGAACTGGCATCGATAGGATAATTATACCAACTCGAATCCGAATTTCAAGACGAAAAAAAAGACGCCGATTTATTCAGCGTCCTCTTCCGTTGCTTCTTCTATTTCGAATAGTTCCTCGACCTCTACTTCGAGCGCCTTCGCAATTGAAAAAACGTGCCAATCTTCGTGGCGGCTGTTCTTATCGAATCGCGATATCGATCCTTGCGGCACGCCCGATGCTTCTGACAACCTTACTTGCGTCCACCCTTTCGCCTTCATGACGGCGTTTAGGCGCGGCGTAGCGTTTAATTTCATTTCGATCACCTCTGCGACTATTATACGATATCGTATAAATTTCCGCAAATCCGTTGACATACAATATCGTATATCGTATATTTAGGTCAACGAAGGGCCCTCGTTAATAAAATCCGAGAGGGGTAACGAAATGATTAACGATCCACGAAAACTGAATAAGGCGATTTTAGAACGAAACGGAGGCGCAGCCCCACCGACCAAAGCAAAGCTGCACCGTCCGAATCGAGCGAAGCACTTCCAGTATATCACAGCGTTTATTCTATGCGCAATGTTATCCGCATTCACCACAGTCACCGCGCAAGCCACCGATGTTTACCGCAACTTTGCCGAACTCCAAGCCAACGAACCCGTAACGAACTACAACATATTCGCGACCGACCGCGCCACGCCCGTTTTGATACTCGCGCCACATGGCGGCAGTATTGAAGGCGGCACCAGCGAACTTGCTCGCGAACTCAGCAACGACTATTCAACGTATCTTTTCGAATCGCTTAAGACACCGAATGGCTTCGACCTCCACATCACGAGCACCCACTTCGACGAACCGACTGCGCTTGACCTGGTTACGCGCCACCAACGCGTTATATCGCTCCACGGATATAGTGACAGCGCCGAGCACATTATCGTAGGCGGAACCGATCCTATACGCGGCCAGGCGTTAGTAGACCGCTTGAATGCAGCCGGCTTTAGTGCTGAACTCGTAGGCGAAGGACATCGCTTTGCGGGCGCTAGTGCTGCGAACATAGCGAATAAGTGCGTAACCGGCGAAAGTCTACAGCTCGAGATCAGTACCGGATTGCGTAAGAGCATGTTCGGAACGTTCTCGCTTACTGGACGCGCTGGAACCGAAACCGCGACGTTCTATAAATTTACCGGGTTGCTGTCGGACTTTATTAACGAAAATTATAACGTTGGAGGTAACGAATAATGCGATATACGTTGGAAGTCGAAAAGTACGGTATTAGTAGCGATATCACGCAGGCAGACAGAACTACGGATGGATTTAACCGCGCCCTCCTTGACGCAGTAGAGATCGGCTATCCGGAGATTTATATTCCGCGAGGTATTTATTATATCGATGCTGTTAATAAAGAATCGGCACTAAAACCGGAAGAAGGCGCGGGAATCATCGTGCCTGGTAATATTACGATAATAAAACATCCGCAGGCTGAATTCCGCGTGGTGCCGAATAGTTCGTTCGGGTATTCGTGCTTCTATATCGGAGAAGTCGAAAATGTGACGCTGAGAGGCGGCAAGATACGCGGTGAACGCTACCAGCACGATTTTACCGGTCACGGTGACTTCGAAAAGAAAGAAACGCACGAATGGGGTTACGGAATAAACGTACACGGCGCTAGGAATGTCGTAATTGAAGGCGTTGATATTGCCGACTGTACTGGCGACTGTATTATGGTTAACGCGCAAGGAATGCTTAACGTTTCGTGGACGACTTACCGCCCTGCTCGCAATGTGACGATTAGAGGCTGCAAATTAGACGGAGCACGCCGTAATAACATATCGGTAACTGGCGGCGAGGACGTAAAGATCGAGAATAACGAAATTACTAACGCAGGTATTAACGATGGTTGTAAGCCGATGTTCGGCATTGATATCGAAGGCTACGGAGAAGGCGATATTGACTACGAAGAGCCGCGTAACGTGAAGATAACGAATAATACTTTCATAGGCAACGTGGCACAGTCGGTGTGTAACTTCAGCGGTTATGAGGTCGTTATTGACGGGAATCATTCGGATAACTCGATCTCCTACGGATACGGTACCGACACAGTTATCGCTAATAATACGCTGGTTCGTAAAGACAAGAAATATACCGCGATTACCGGTCTTGGCGTATCAGCCGGATTTAACGGAAACAACGCAACGATTACCGGAAATACGATAAAAGGCTTCAGCAGCGGAATCGACGTCCGCGGCGCAGATGTTACAGTTTCCGGTAATACGATTACGGAACTCAGCGCAGATGGAATCGCGTTAGCTACCTTCGAAGCCAAGAACGTTCAATTCTCGAACAATACCGTCCACCACACTACCGGAAAACATTGCTGCGCACGTAATTCTAGCGACGTAACTTTCGAGAATAATAAGCTGAATGGTTCGGATATTACCGCGATAGAGATCATCGATTCTGACAACGTTATTGCCGAGTCCAATAAGATCAAACGCAGTAAGCAAGGTGTCGTAATTACGAGGTCGTCCGCGAAAGTAATCGATAATGACGTCGATCTTACCGAGTATCCTGGCGCTGCGGCTTACGCTATAGCTTTCGATAAAGGCAGCGACGTATTTATTAAAGACAATCGAATTCCTACGCCAACAAATATGGCTATATACGGAGAAAGCGTCGAAGGTCGTACGGTGCGCATCAAAGACAACGATATAACTGACGCGAAGTGTTTGATACCAATTTACGTTATCGGTGGTAAAAAACACGAGATATCCGGTAATGATATAACGTTTAATCGAACAGCTTCCGGCGGCTATGGAATCCAAACGAAAAACACAGATGGCGTCCTAATTAAAGAAAACGTTGTACATTCCGTCAGCGGCTTTAAATTATACAGTCCGATAAAAACCGATGAATCTATTAATTCGCGAGTTATCGGAAATAAAATATCCGGAAACCTTGCGCTGAACAAAAGCGACATTGAAACGAATAATATTCCAATTTAATCGTTGACTTACGTTATACGATATCGTATAATAGAATTATAGAAAGGAGGGAAAAACGAATTGAATGCGGAAACGGTACTAATTATAACGGCGATAGTAAACTTCGTCATTGCGCTAACGAATTTGGCAACCGCCTGCGTTAACGCAAAAAACGCTAATCGCAAAAACGACTAGCGCCAGAAACGTTGATACGGGGATAGATGTGAGAGTCCTCCCCGTGTCTCCTATAGTACCGTATCAAAAACGAAAACACAAGGAGGCGAGCGCGCCATGATGACGGCTTTATCAATCGTAATTACGGCGGCGGCCCTGATCGTTGCAATCGCGGGCCTGGTCGTCGCACTCAAACGGGGGCGATAACGGTATGCAGCAGCTTATGATTCGTAAAATATGGTCGGATACACCGGTACTTACACCGCAGCAGGAAGCGCAGATACTCGATCTATACGAGCGCCCCGCCGCCGAATTCGGTCGATGTGGGCGCGCTTACCAAATTGGGATCAATTCGATGCTACAATACTTCGGTTATCGGATCGAAGTCGAAACGGAGGCTATTAACGATGATTGAATACGCTTGTAACGAATGTAATTACGCAAGACTTGACGTAAAAATAGAGCCTGACGCGTACTGCCCTACGTGTGGAGCGCGCCTACAGGTCGAGGAGGAAATCGTATGAAACGTTTATTTAAATCAATCGTAATCACTGCGGCTTTGATCGCGAGTACTGTCGCCCTAGCACCGCAAGCAAACGCAGCATGGTCGGGCTGGCAGACGGAGAAGTTAGGACATAAAGCTCGCGTATATACGGATGCGACTACGTATACAAGCAGCGCAAAGACAGTCGATTGGAAAGCCGAAAAGAAAGGCGCGGCCACGCTTTATTATACGGCCGGCGTTTATAAAAAGCGCTCAGGTGGCGGACTTACCGATACGGGTTTGGTGCAGCGCGGCAGCTTTAAGACCGCAACGCCTATGAAGTCGTTTAGCGTAAAGTCGATTCGCGGTAAGACTGGCGCTGGCAGTTACGTGATCCAGGTCGATTGTTATACGGATTCGGGCAAGCGTCATTATATCGGGACTTTCGAGTCAGCGCGTTTTAACGTGAAATAAGCGTGTGAGAGCCGTTTTAAGCTGCGGGGTACTTAGCGTACCTGATCGGTGTTAAGGCGGCTCTTTCGTTTTAATTTCGTGGGAATTTTAGGTTAGCGCTCAGTTTCGTAGGTTCTTCCGCACGCCAACGTGTTATAATTTACCTATACAACGCGAATAGACACGGAGGTTTAGCGAATGGAGGAAAAGGATTACGAAACAAAGGGATACGATACTACGATAACGTACGAATATAAGGAGATGCCGGATGTTCGTGTAGGACGTTGCGATAACTGCGACTACACGCTGTTTAAGAGTTCGGTAAAGCATGGGAAATTTTTGTGCGAATGTAGAAGATGCGGAATGAAAAAGAACATATGAGGAGGAATTAATAATGGGAGATAAATGTAAGGCATGCGGATTTGAGGAGACTGAAAAGGAAAAATTCAGAAGAGTAGTTAATGGTGGAGCTGTTGAAAGTCTAGCCAGCCCTGATAGCTTTTTAACTGAAATCGATATGGAATCTTACTTAGGTATGTGCCCTAAATGCTTTACTGTACGGGTTCTAAATGTTGATTCTAATCAATATTAAAAATAAAGACGCCTTATTGGGCGTCCTTTTTCGTTTTATACTCCTCGTACTGGACCGGCGCCTCTACTTGCGCTCTCTAACGGACTAGCTCCCCGTGGCATCCCGTATCGTTGCGGAAATCCACCCGGTTTTAGTTCTCCCATTCGCCTCACCTCCGACCTACATAGTAAAATTATACCACGCGCACTTTCCTTTTCGCACCTATATTCGACCATATCGCGTCCTGCTTCCGTTTATTCTCGGCAGCCTCCGGAAACATGCGAAAAAACTCGGCTTCGTCTTCGATCGGCTTTCGGAAATAATAGACGAGGTTCTTCGAGCCGCCTCCGTTCTCTACCGTTTGTATTAGCTGCGCCTGGACCAACGTTTTGACCGCGTTACGGTACGTTGAATCGCTCATAGCCAGCGCCCTAGCCGCCTGTTCTTGCGTTGGAAAGGCGTAGCCATAGTCCGCGTTATAAAACTTCAGCAGAAACGCGTATACCAACACGGCGTTACCGTTTAGTTTCGGAAAGTATTGATAATGCGTAAGAATAACGTTAGGTATGCCCGTATAGCCCGCCGCTGTATCAAACGGCAGTGCTTTTTTATCGCTCATATAATCGTCCTCCACTTAAATAATATTCGACTTAAGCCGGCTTACGGCGCTGCCACTCCGTCAATAAACGATCGAGTTCGGGCGTACGCGCATATTGCCAAAACTTCCGTAAAGTATTTTCGTTCAAGCCTACGCAGATATAGCGTTGGTTATGGTCGCGCAGGAATTCGTATAGATTCGCAGAATAGCAGTAATAATAACCGTTTTGCATCCGGTCGCACCTCCGTAAATATATAAATAAAAAGGCGCCTATGCGCCCGTATGCTCTACCCTTTCGCCTGTTGCGATATTGACCGTAAACTGACCGTCCGTGCGTCCGGTAATGAAATCGTTATAGCGCTTGCGGCGTTGTTTATTTAGCGACTTAGCGCGCGCATCAACGAAAATCGATTCGTAGGTCGATAGCGAACGACGCTTAGGTTCGGCACGATTGCGTCCCGTTTGGTCGTATTCTTCCGCAAATTTATCCGAAGCCTCTTTTTTATAGCGCTCATCAAGTTGCGACTCACTCATAAACGGATATTCTTCACGCGTCATTTTATCCGGATGACGGTCGGAAATTTCTTCGTATAGTACGAGATTCGCCATACGTTCCAACGCAAAAGTATCGGGGTGCTCGCCAACTGAATCGTAGTAGGCGTTGGACAGAGCCGTAATTTCTTCGATGCGTTCCAGACGCGATAGTTCACCGGCTTTTGTGCGCTTATATAGTTCCGTGATCGTTTCGTGCAATAACGCTTTATCCATTAATACGTCCCCCTAATCGCGTAGCCTTCGCCATGGCTCGCCCAGTAATAATAAATGTCCGTAAGCTTATAGGCTGCCGCGTCGATGTGTCTCGATATCGTATCCTGTCCGACGCCCATCCGTTCGCCCGCCTCGGCTTGCGTTAGTTCGCCGAAGTAAACGAGCTCGATCGCCTGGCGTTGACGATCCGTTAAATTCGCTAAATCAAGCGCCTTGTGAATATCAATAAGAATCGTAGCCGCGTCGTAATCTCCGCAGCGCTTCCGGCTAACGAACTTCTGATAATCGGCGAGTAATAGCTTGACGCCTTCTGCGTTATCGAGCGCATAGGCTGCGTCGAATTCGCGTTCCTTTCGGTGTAGATCGACTTTTACTGATCCCATTTGTAATTCCTCCCGTTTCTTTTTCGTCTTGCAACCTAGTGATCGCGACGCCCTCCCGTAGAGTTGCGAGAAAAGAGCCGTCATATAATAAAAGCGAAGTAAGGCTAAATATTCTCCTTAAGCCAATGAAGCGAAATAACAGAAACCCTACGTAGCAGACGTTAATTAACGGGTCGGTAAATATTTTTCGACAATCCTATACGCCATTCGACATACTCAATCGTTTGGGCGCTATTTTAGCGTGCCATCGCGTGGTTCCCCCTTTCGTTGACTCCTTCGTTAAATTCGTTTATGATTAACGTAAACGCTTCCGAAAGGAGTTTCGTTTATGGTTCTTACGTGGATATCTAACGACTTTGAGCGCAACCTCAAAGCGTACATAACTATCGAAAAGCAGCGCCGCCTGTTTATCTCGGCAGGAGCGCGTCGTATTATCGGCCTACCAACGGATGGTCCGTTTTATCTGACGGTCGCATATGACGCGGACGAAAAGCGTATTGTGGTCGGCAAGCCCGAATTAGTCAACCAACCGGACATCAAGCCGTTCAAGTTCGATAAGCGCGGAAACGTATCCGCTATTCCGTTCTTGCGTAAAGTCGGCATAGATTTCGATAATTTACCGCAGCGCTATTACTTGATCGGCGATGGCGAGGCGTCAAAGCAACCGTATTTGGCGTATCCTTCGCATACATACGCGTTTCAGTTAGACGCTGACGCTAATTGATCCGCAAGCGCACGTCCGATATACCATGCAACGCGCGAAGCAATTCCGTTTCCGACAATCCGATACTGCGCCGATAAAGAAATCTCGTCTGGCAGGACGTAAGTATCTGGCGCAGATTGGATCCGGAGACATTCGCGAACGGTGAAACGGCGCGGCACTTCTGTTGGGTGTATCGGCTGTCCGCTGTTATGGTGCGCAGGAATCGTATTTGACGGTTTGTCTAGCGATTGCACGCGATTGGCTTGATCGTATGTGTATTCGCTTTTTGGCGTCCAATACTTTCCGCAGTCTTGACGTTCGGGTTCTGGCAAATCTCCGATAACATCCCGCAATACCCGCGTCTGATAATCACCTTCTAACGGCTTCGGAAACTCGAACTTAAAACCGAGGTCTTTCCGTACACCAACGATAAACACCCGTTCACGCTTCTGCGCTACACCGTAATGCCACGCGTTTATTACCTGCCAACTAATCTCGTAACCTATTTCGTTAAACTTCCCGATAAGCGCATCGAATGTAGAACGGTGGCGCTTCGTTATCAATCCTTTTACGTTTTCGAATACGAAGGCTTTCGGCTGCTTAGCCGCAATAATTTCGAGGTAACGCCATACTAATTTACCGCGTTCACCGTCAGCGCCAGCGCCTTTGCCTGCGACCGAGAAGTCCTGACACGGAGGACCGCCAAATATAACGTCTGTTTTCGGTAGGCTATCGATATCTACAGCGCTAATATCCACCTGTTCTACGTGCTCGCCGAAGTTATGGTGGTATGCTTTAACGGCATTCTTATCGAAGTCCAGTGCCTTAACAATATCGTAGCCGGCCGCCTTGAAGCCGATTGCGCCGAGTCCGCCTCCGCAAAAAAGTTCCAGTACCGTCAGTCCGTTTGCCGGCTGTTGTGGCGTTAAGTTAAAGTCGCCCATATATTCGCCCCTTTCGCATTCCTCTAAATAACATGCGTTCTTTCCGCCAGTCGTTGAGGCAATAATAGTGTAGGCGGGCATATTAATTCGGCTGACTGGATGCCGTCCTACCTTTCCGACCCTTTGTCCGTACTCTTTAGTCGGCACAGCACCGTAGTGATTCGGAATCTTCGTCACCTAACGCCCACCTCCGCCATCAACGCGTCCAGCTTCGCGTATAATTCATCGATTGTGCCATCGTTTGTAATTTCGTAATCAACTTCGAAATCTAACAGCGCAAGCTCGGTCGGATGCTTTAGCGCCGCCAAATCGAAATCATCGCCGGCTTTCCTTGCGCGTTCAATCCGTAGTTCCTCCGGCGCTGTAATGCGTACGATCGTAAAACCTTCAGCGCGTAGTCGGGCGTATTCGTTTGGCTGCCGACAATCTTCGATCAGGACGCGGTTTTTAAGCATCGGCGCTAGACCGCCGCCACAGCCGCAAGTATGCCGTGCCAGGTAAGCGTCCACCTTCGGCATCAAAGCGTTAATCCAAACGTCTTCGCCGAATGCTTCTCGCGCCCACTGGCCGAACTTTTGATAATACGCGCGCGGCTTCGGCTTTTCGGGTACGGACGGGAATGCGCGATGGAAGGCGGCTTTAAGTTCGTCGCCGAATGCGAACGGGTGGAAATCGTAATGCAGCGATAAGTAACCGGCGGCTTCCGACTTGCCTGCGCGTAATGGTGCGGTTAGGGCGAGCTTCATGGGCGTTCCTCCTCGGTTGCTCCGGAAACAAATTCGATGTCGTGCGTAGTGACTTCTCCCATCGCCGCGTCAATACGAATTCGTTTTATACCGCGCAATCTCTTACCGTCTTGATACACGTCAAAAACATCGCCGATCTTCCGTTGAACAAAAACTAACGGAGCATCAATCGGAGCACATGCTTCATTCTTCGGCGTCTCTTTCAACCGCGCCAATTCCTCTCCGAGCGTCCGATTGTCTTTGTGTAGCGTGTCGATTTCGTCCTTTTGGTGCTTGATCGTACGCTCTAAGTCCGCTACTCGCGTCGCCAGATTAGATACGACATCGATTAGATCGGCTGGCTGCGGTTCGTCGGCTTCGGCGGTTTCTACCGGGACGAGGACGCGATATAGATCGTGGTAAATTCCACAAACATACTCTCCGCTAGAAACTTTGTACTCAACGACGTCAACCATACTAACGCCTACATCCGTAACTTCGGTGACAACTCCGTCTGATTCTCCCGATTCAGTAACGTGAATAACCTTCTCACCCACTTCCGCCTTGCGATCGGTTAATTTGTAGCGCCCGCCGTCAATGTGAACGATGTCGGTCGGTTCGAGTACGTGATATTCTTCGCGATAGATAAGCCCGCTACAGTTCGTGTCGGATGAAGCCCCGTCACTTTCTACGTCTCCGTCTGCGGGACGATACTCGCGGTCTACCGTAAAAACATCGCCGTTTCCGAACCAATCATCCCAATCCGCTTTCTCAACAATTACGATCTTCTCGCCAACCTCCGCCTTCCGATCGACCTCTACATATTCGCGCTTGATGCCGCCAAGTGTTTCGTCAGCCAGTACGTGGATGCTTGCGCTTGCGTTAGCGTTAGTTTCCGTCATTTATTCCGCCTCCTTTTCGAATTCTATAACCGCGTAATCAAGCTGTCGGATAAAATCTCCGTACGGACTGAAGAATTCAATCCGCTCAACCTCTACGTTAAGTCCTTTCTTACATATATAATCGCTTACAGCACTCTCTATTTCCGCCTGACTTAACTTTAATTCCATCCGATCGCCCTCCCGTTAATTTATTACGCGAACCTGCACCGACTGCCGTCCGAACTGAACCGCGTCGGCTTCATTCGCAACTAATACGTCAATCTTGGCGCCCTTTATCACGCCTCCAGTATCGAGCGACACGGCTTCAAACGTCGTGCCGTCCGCCTGCTTTATTTCAACCGTCGAGCCCAACGCAACCACTGACGGATCGACCGCGATTATGCGCTTGCCGTCGTGGTAGATCGTTCCGGTTACGTCTATGCCGGTCGCTGTTACGCCGCTGCAACCTTCGGGGCAATCCGCCGTATAAGCCGAAGCCTCGAACGTTTGCCATGCGCTTCGCTTTGCGGGTTTATTTTCGTTAACAATTTCGTTATTTATCTTCGGTTTAGGTCGCGATTTAGCTTGCGCCTTTAACGTCGCCACTTCGTCTTCAAGCGCCTGGATGCGCGCGTCCGCCTTTTGTAGCGCCGCCTCTTCTTCGGTGATGCGTGGCGGGTCTGGCGGTGGTGGCTCCGGCGGCTTGGCGGTAGGGTTCGTAAGTAATTGCGTTGACATCGCTAAATTCGTTAGTATACCGATGCTTACACCTCCTCGAAAAACTGGGCCGTCCAAGGCTCCACGTCGACCACTTCGCGTCTTAGCGCTTCGGCTAATTCGGTGATTTCCGCCTGTGCGCCGCGTCCTTTTTTACGTTTGGAATAGAACGACAACAACGCAGTCAGATTCGCAGTCATTACGAGATTAGTTGCGGCTGCGTTCGGTAGGACAGCGCGGGCATCTTCTGCAGGTACGCCGGCTCTGCGCAAAAGATCGTAGCTCTCTTGAGCGTGCATCATCGCTTCCTCAAAAAGATAATCCGCAGTCGATTCATAATCACCGAAATCAACCGTTGTTTTTGCGTTAGATACTTTCTCCGGAACCACAAAGTCAAATCCGCCGGATCTATCATCGCTCCCCATCCGTACGTAACGCTGTGACTGGACACTGAAGCTAAAACCGACTCTGTGGCGTGTAAGTTGTGCTAGTAACGCCCGGCTGACGCCTTCAATCGCGAAGGTGAACGTTAGGTGTTCGAGAGTCGACGTGTGTTTGGACGCGAATATATGTCGGAACAACCGGTCGGCGTCCGTGCCTGCGCCGCCATCTGACGCTTTGGAACCGAAATACTTGGCGCCTTCCTTTGCGACGATTTCGGACGGTTTGTTTGCGCTATAGCACGTTCTGATTGCGGTTAGAGCGACGACCTGACCATCCGAAGCTAGTTGATTCAAGTCATCATCGTGAAATCCGTCGCCAGCTTCATCGAAAAATTCTTGCGTTAATTGCGTATGTGCGATTAGCCGTACTTTCATTTGGGTTTCCGCCATTTATTCTCCTCCTCCGTATCCGCTGTGGGAACTACTTCCGAATATTCCGATTGAAACAACTAACGCTGTTATAGCCGAGGACAATACGAAAGGTACGATAACTTCCGCCAATCCATCATCCCTGCCGTTCGTAAGCATCGCTAATTGCGTGAATAAGTAAGCGCAGAAGAAAACGATAGTTCCGTAAGTGATCCAGGACTTCATTTATTCGTCCTCCAATCGTTTTAATGCTTCGCCGTTTTCGCAAATAGTTTCGTTAATCAGTAATTTGCGAGCTTTCTCCTTCGTAGTTATTCGAAATGTGCAATCGTCTTTTCCGTACATCTCGCAGTTAACGACGTAATCGCGAAATAGGTCGTTCATATACTCGATGTCGCCGCATCCGTACAGCTTACCGTTTAGAAAACACGCATATATTTGCGTCATCTAAGCGTCTTCCTTCGCCAGTCTCTCTAACGCTCTGCCGTTACTTTCGTTAGCTTTTTCGTAAGACTCCGCAATAACCCCGCTACTCCCGAAACCGCCCGCACCTCGATCGCTATCGCCGAGCGCATCAACTTCCGTAAACACCGCCTGCTCGACCGGTTTGATTAAAGCTTGCGCGATACGATCTCCTTTGCGGATGATGTACGTATTGTTAGGATAGTAACCGAAGTAATCCCATTCGTTCTCTAGAGAACCGCTAATGACTTCCGGCGAATTGATCTCAGAGTATTCGATGGCTTGTCGGTTAAGATCGAGACCTAGAACTTCTTTCTGCGCAATATTATCGACAATCACTCCGACCTCGCCCGTATATCCGCAATCTACAGTGCCGAGCTGCACGCGTAAAGGCGTCTTTAACGTAATGCCGGAGCGCGGACGAATTTGCATTTCAAAGCCTTCCGGAATCTCGAACGCCAAGCCCGTCGGCACACACGCGGTAGCGCCCGGTTCGATAATCACGTCCTCCGCCGCGACTAGATCGAAGCCAGCGTCCGTTGCGTGTGCGTAGGCCGGAATCTGTGCGTCCGGCGATAAGCGTTTTATATTTACGTTCATTTCGTTTCCTCCTTCGTAACGTCCTCATATATAACTGCAAGGACAGCCGCCAAATCGGACACTTTTTCGTTCTCATTATTAACTGCGTATCAACTTTCCGTTTGGCACAACGTCTTCATAATAAGTTGCGTATAAAGTTCGAAGAATGGACGCTTATTCCTCGAAATAAAAATCCGAATCTTTAAGCGCCTCGACCGTCGCCTTCTTATATCCGTTGCCTTTCTGCGAAAAGAAGTCGTGCGATTTCGTCTTCGTGCTAAGGCCGTTCATCACGATCGGATTTGGAGTTTCGTCCTCGAAGTACGGATCGAACGCGAGGTTTTGCAGCGCTTTATTCACGTTGTACCGCATGAACCGTTTAACATCGTGCGTCAGACCGACCGCATCGTAAAGGTCCTCGGCATAGGCGACCTCGTTTTCGTAAAGCTCCGTCAGTAAATCAACGGCAAAATCGCGTAATTCTAACTGAACGCCGGGCTCTTGGCGGTTATAAATTTCCTGCGCGAGCAAGCCGGTATAAACGCCGTGGATCGCTTCATCACGAATAATTAGCGAGATAATTTCGCCAGAGTTCGTTAGCTTGCCTTGGCCCGCGAAATATAACGGATAATAAAATCCGGAATAGAACAAAAAGCTTTCGAGATATACCGATGCGACCAGCGCCTTATACAGCGAAATATCATCGCCAGGTTCAATCGCGTTGTATAGGCCGACGATACGCGCCGCCTTCCGCTGCAAGTACGGATTGGTCTTAACCCATTCGAAGACTTCGTTAATTGTTTCGGTAGGCGCGAGCGTCATGAAAATATTCGAATAGGATTTCGCATGGACAGCGTTCTCCATCATCGCCATGAAATTAAGGACGGCCTTTCGTTGGTGTCCGTCGATGTGCTGCGCGATAGCCGGCATGCCTTCGTTTCCTTGTTCAGTATCCAGAAGCGTTAGGCCGGCTAATACACGCATATATACGAGTTGCTCGGTCGGGCTTAGCGACTTCCACGTTAAAAGGTCGCCGTTTAGTGAAATCTCTTCCGGAAGCCAGAATTGCTTAACGTTCTGCGCGTAGAACATTTGCGTAAAATCGTCTTCGTGGCGCGACCAATCGGCCGCCGTATGGATTGCGTGTGTGTTCGTCAATTATTCGTCCTCCTTCTGCGCATCAAGTAAACTAAAGAATTCGTCAGCGCGCTCTCTCAGAAAAATATATTCGTCTCTTGTTAGTACGTAGTCGTGTTGCTCGCCGCTAGTTTCTTCTGTTGACGTTATTAAAATTTCGTTATCTTCACTATCAAACGAAAAATACATTCGAAAAAGCTGACCGCTCCCTTTGGTACAATCATTTTTTAACGAGACTTCTATGTTTCTCATAACGATCTCCCTTCGTTTAAACTACGCAGCTTAAGCACGAATCCTGGCCGGTGTCTTTTGTTCGCGCATAATACAACGTTTTAATCCCTTTATGATGTGCGTATAAGTCAATCCGGTTCAGATCGCGCGTCGTCATCGTATCTTTCAAGAACAACGTAAATGAGATGCCTTGGTCGACGTGCTGCTGAATCGTTGCGATCATATCGACGACCTTAAACATATCCATGTCGTACGCTTCCTTGTAGAAGAACCAATTCTGCGGCGATAATCCCGGCATTGGATAATACGTCTTCGAATTGCCGTACGTACGCTCCTCAATGCGCTCCATAATCGGCATGACCGACGCCGTAGCCGACTGCACATACGATATTGAACCCGTTGGCGCGATCGCAAGTCTGTACGAATGGTAAAGGCCGTATTTGCGTACGCTGTCTTCCAGCCGAGCCCAATCGATCGGAGCCGGAATTGTAACGCCTTCAAATAGTCGCGCAACCTTCTCTGTTTTAGGGAAACAATCAAGGCCTTCTCCGTTTTGCTCATCAACATATGTGTATTTAAAGAAGTACTCACCGCTAGCATACGTTGATCCCTCAAAGCCTTCGTACGTGCTTCCGGTCTCTTTTGCGAGCTCCATCGAACGCACAAGCGACCAATAATTCACGAGTGCGAAGAATACGTTAGCGAAATCCCGCGCTTCCTCCGATTCATATGCGATACCATTCTGCGCTAGATAGCCGTGCAAATTCATTGCGCCTAGCCCAATCGAACGCATCTCCCGGTTAGCTCTTGCGACGGCCGGCGCGTTCTTGATATTCGAAGTTTCCGAGACTCGCGTTAGAGCATCGACGGACAGCTTGACGATCGTTTCGAAGTCGCCGTTTTTCATTACGTTCGCAACGTTGAGCGAACCGAGATTACACGAAATATCGAGGCCGATTTCGTCCGGTTCGCCATAGTCGGTGTACTCCGATACTTGCGACGCTTGAAGTACTTCGCTACAGAGGTTCGAAAATTTAACCTTCGAAATATGATTGTTCGCGTGGGCTGCGTTAACATTGCCTTCGAACATGATGTACGGATAACCCGATTCTGACCGCAGCACGGCAAGCTTTTCGAGTAGCTTCCGAGGATTGATCTTTTCCTTACGTACTGCCGGATTATCGACAAGCTTATCGTACATCTGGCCGATATCCATTTCGTCTAAGTGCTGACCATACGCTTTGTAAACGGTGTGCGGATAGAATACGTAAGCCGGCCGATCTTCTCGCGCTAACTCAATGAATTTATCCGGAATGACAACGCCGATCGATAACGTTTTAACGCGTACGTCTTCATCGGCCGATATTTTCTTCGTGTCCAAGAAATCGTTAATGTCCGCATGAAATACGTTGAGATACGCTGCGCCGGAGCCCTGCCGCTGACCCATCTGATCCGCGTAACGGAACGCGTTATCAAGAAGCTTCATGACGCCTACAACGCCTTTTGTCGCATTCTCTACGTCCTTGATCGCCTCGCCTTTCGCTCTGAGCTTCGATAAATTTAGCGACACGCCGCCCCCAAGCTTCGAGAGCTGCATCGAAATGTCAATCGCACGACTAATATCGTTAAGGGAATCGTTAACTTCGAGCAGGAAACACGAAACTAATTCGCCGCGTCGTTTACGGCCCGCATTCAAGAACGTCGGCGTTGACGGCTGATATTCCTGGCGCATCATTAAATCGACGTACTCAAGCGCCTTTTCTGCGTCTCCTTCCGCAAAAAACAACGCACAGCAAGCCACCCGGTCTTCGTAGCGTTCGAGAATCTTCTTGCCGTCGTTTGTCTTCAGCGCATAGTCGTTATAGAATTTGAACGCGCTCATAAACGAAGGGAAACGGAACTTGTGCGCATAGGCCGCTTTATAAACCGCCTTTATTTCCTCGAAAGTATAGGCGTCCAGGAATTCGGTTTCGTAGTAATCGTTATCGCGTAGGTAGTCGAGCTTTTCGCGAAGGTCGTGGAAAAATACGGTGTTTTGATTTACGTAGTCAATAAAATAAGCGCGGACGGCTTCGATATCCTTTTCGAATTGGAACCGGCCGTCCTTCTGTAGCATAATTTCGTTATTAAGTTCGATATAGCTTGCGTGTTTATTCGTCATGAGCGTCCTCCTTTAGGTACTGACTAACTCGACTCTCAGCTATCTTCACATATTCTTCACTAATTTCGAACCCTATAAAGTTACGATTGTTTAAGGTAGCCATCTTCGCTGTGGTCCCACTCCCCATGAACGGATCCAAAACGCAATCTCCTTCATTAGACCAGCTCAGTATGTGATCCCTCGCTAATTTTTCCGGAAATATAGCCGGGTGTTGGAATGCTATTTTATCGAGAGTTGATTTTTGGTGTCCATTCGGTATCCTCCAAATATTAAATCTAACTCCATATTCTTTTAATAAATTCTGTTTATTATGACGCGATTTTTCTCCTGATGTAGTTCTATAATGACCTTTAATTTGCTTTCTGCCGTTATACCACTTGTTTTTTCTATCAGCAATTAAATTAAGGCTCTTAGGCTTACCTTTTGAGAACACGAACATATACTCAAATATCTGATAGTATCTTGTTTTTTCAGGAAAGCTAATACTATCTTTTTCATATATCATAGTATCGTGGAGATTAAATCCGAGCTCTTTAAAAAACAGCGCTTGTCGAAAGGAAGTTCCTGATTCGGATCCGTTCTCTGTTTTATCCCCCACTACCCAAACTACTACTCCCCCTTCTTTTGTGACTCGGTAAAGTTCCTTAGCTACAGATTCGAAATTAAAGGAGTAACCGTTATAATGACGTAAACTGTCATATGGCGGGCTGGTAACGGTTAAGTCAACACTGTTATCCGGCAATAACCGCATCCCTTCGATACAATCGCGCTGATATATCCGATTTAATTCGAGTTCTCCGATCATCTCTCTACCCAAGCGCGTTCACCCTTTCGATAAATTGTCGTACATCTGCGTCCGTTCCCGCTAATTCAAAGCGCCCGACTATCGGCACGCCGTATTGCGTCGCGATTATATCCGCCGCCTTTGCGTAATTACCGCCCCAGTTACGATTCCCTGACGCAGCCACGCCCACTAAGTACGCGCTATTAGCCGCAAGGAAATCAGCCACCGGTCGCGCCACCTGACCGAAGCCGTACGTTCCAGTCACGCAAACGAACGGCTCGGCTAGCGTTAGGTCAGGCTTTAGTTCAACGGCGGGCAGGCCGGTCTTTGCGACGAATCGTCGTACGTTGCCAGTCCGCGAATAATAGGCGATTAGCATACGTCCGCCATCAAGACCGCAAGTGGAATCGCGACCAAAAGAACGACTATGACCTTCGCAACCTTCGCGGTAGCGCTGCCTCCGTTTATCCCCGATACGTCCGCACTTACTGCGAGTAAAAATAACGCGACCAAACATCCGATTGCTAAATACGTCATCTAACCGACCCCTTCCGTCTCTCGATTTCCGCGTCTAATTCGTCCAGCTGCGCCTGTGTCCGATCGCGTTCGATTCTTGCTTCGATAATCTTCCGGTCGTGAAACCTAATTGCGGTATCACTATCGGTAAGCTTTTCGTTAAGCCAGCGCCGCATGTCCTGTAGCTCTCCGTCGGTTGCCGTATAAATCATTCGACCGGTCCCTCCATTTCGCGCTTGACGTCCGCCTGGATGCGTTTATGATTGCGATAAGGTTCGACGATCAGCCAGTTGGTGAATTCGATGACCACCGCGCCAAGTATCAATAACGCAACAATCGTTATAATTACCTTAACTACCGCGGCTACAATCGGAAAAATGTTAAGCAGCACCGGGATAACTGCAAGAGATATCGCTACAATACTGCCGAGTAGTAATCCGATAACTGCAAAGACGAAATAGACAACGGTTTTTATAAGTCTCTGCTTAAACATTCGCATCACTCACCCTCCTCCGCTTGCTGTTCGTCATAGGCTTCCGCCTTCAATTCACGAATGACCTCTTCGGTGGCTTCGTTGTATATAGAACTAAGCTTGCGGAGGATCTCTGTTTTCTCTTCGACCGTCAATGTAACCTCTTCGTCCAAAGCCTCTAAAAAGTCTCGATGCATTCCTTTAGCGCTTTTTCCAAACGCCTTTAATTCCGACTCAATCGTCACTTTAGCGAAATACTTCTTCATTTCAGTTGATGCGAATACGTCCTCGAACATTTTAATCGGGTCCATCTATTCGTCCTCCTTCGGTTTGTCTATTACGCCTTCATGAATCAGCCACGCAAGTCCAATCGCAGCCGCATCGCTTTCATCGAAATTAGCGAACTCGCCGGTATACCCGGTCATACGCCGAACCGCCGCCTGTAGTTCGTCTTTCTCCGCTTTGCCTGACCCGGCCACCTTCAGCTTAACCATCGTTGCTGATATTCCGAGCTGCGGTTGCTTTGCGGTCGGAGTCTTCCAATACTTATCGAACGTCAGCCCGAATCGCGACGTTGCCCGTTCACACGCGTTCCATGCCGCCAGCACCGGATAATTCGATGTCGACGTTTTGCCTGCGAAGTCCTCCCGCACCACATAGTCGAAGCCATCTCGCGGGCAGTTTTTATCGAGAAAGACTTTCGCCCACCCTTCAATAACTTCCGCCCGGTGCGCATGATCGCGGTCCCTATTCGGCTTAACGTGCGATAGCGCTTTGATCGTTGGCTTTCGGTTGCGTACCTCGATTATCGCGACGCCCGGGCAGGTCATCGACGTATCGAACGCGAGGCACCTGATAGGCTTGGCGCTATTCATCGTAACCAACCACTAAAACATGACGAATTAAATTGCTGAAGGTGCTAGTGTTTCCTCCTCTACGGCTAGATTCCGCATAACTGTCTTCTATAACTACACGTAACCCCTGCTCGTTATATTCGTCGATTACGCTTTGTAGTCGCTGATTTAATGATACGTGGTTATCACTTGCTACCAATTCCGCTTTTATAATACTCGCCATCAAACCGCCTCCCCTTTGCGTACTTTTTCGATAAACTCTAGCGCCCCGGCGTACTGCTGCTTAGTAGACGGATATACATTCGACCGCATGACCCGTGAAACTTTATCGCGTACGTCCTCCAGTTCTGCGTCCGTAAGCGATTTCGCACATTCCATCTTATAACTGTTAAATGTCCATCCGTTAAGGTCTATCTCCGGCGGCTTTCCTGCGTTGATAGATGCCTGAATATCTGCGAATCTATCAAGAACGGAATTAATCTCGGACTCTCCGATCTCTAATCCGAAAGCACGAATATCCGGCGACTTTTCGAACTCACCTTCGTCATATTCCCACGCCTTCTTCGAACCATTAACGTAAAGGATTACGTAAAGATCGACGTCATACATAACCGCGTATGAGTAGCATTGTTTTACGTGCTTTTCGTCCGGCTTTTTCAGCGAGTAATAAGACGTTCGTGCCGCGCTGGTTTGCTTCGACTTGATTTCGAGACCGACGCGTAAGACCTCTCCGTCCTCCGTTACATAGCGCATGATCCCGTCACATGTTCCGAAAAGGTGAAACGACTGCCCCTTATGCGTTACTAAGTGATTCTTTTTCGCGAAGTCCTCAAACATCGGTGTGCCATCCTTGTTACGCTCAAAACTAAACGGGCATGGGCGTCCGACTAACTTTTCGAAATGTTTTTCCATGAATAAAATATCGCGCTGAATAACGTCACCTATTGCGGTACCGATGCGTTGCCAACGTCCTTGATACGGCGGTTTCTTGAACTTATCTTTCTTTCCGTATTTTGCTTTATGATATAATTCGCGAGCACAGGCGTTAGCGGACGAAGGTGAGAAATACGGAAACTTCGGTTTTATATTCGGAGCATCCGCATACCATCGGTGTATTTGCGCATCCAATTCGTTGTCCCAAGCTTCGGGCTGCGAGTGCCATTCGTTTAGATATTCGATGAGTTCATCCGCAATCTGCTGCGCGTATGTGGTCGGCTCGGGCGCCGGCGCTAATTGGGCTCGCAGTGAGTTTGCGGCTGATCGTGCGTTTGCGTTCGTCAATTAATCACGTCCCTTCATCGTGCGGTCGATAATATTACCGAGTTTGGCGAACATATCGTGATCTTCCGGAAAGGCTCGAACCAAACGAATTAAGTCCGTATTATCCAACGCGACCATATGAACTGTGCGGACAATAGCGTTCTTTGGCTTAAACTTCAACGGACGATCTGCGGAGTCTTGAACGATGTTTTGGAACTCGTTATATTCCTCTCTCACATGTGGTAGGTAGCGCTTAAATACTTCGATCGTCGCCTCTACGTCGTTAAGCGCTCGGTGATGTCCTTCAAGCGAAATATCATTACGCTTAGCTACGTCCTTAAGGCTCGCCGACAATTCCGGCTCAACAAACCGCGCCATAGCTCGCGTACAATAGAACCGTTCAGGCTCGATTCCACCTCGACTGATAAACGACAGATCGAACGGAGCGTTTTGCGCAACTACGACAGCATCACCGATAAATTCGTTCAGCTTTTCGAGCGCTTCGGTTTCAGTTGGCACCCCTTCGAGATCCGCCGCTGTGATGCCGGTTAGTTTTGTAATGAATTCCGGCAGCTCGCGCCCCTCTTCCAACGCAACCATCGTATGAAAGCGATCAATTTCGTTAAAGCTTTCGTCAATCTTAATCGCACCAATTTCCGTAATTTGTTCGGACTTATAATCGAGTCCTGTCGTTTCTAAGTCGAGCACAACGTATGTCTTTTTCATCATTCCGCCTCCTTGTTTTTAAACCATTCGTCCACCGTAAAGCCTTCGCCCCATCTTCGGCTGATCTCAATATCCGTCTTATTCGGCACATCTAGCCGCAATGTATTCAGCATCACCGCTTCGAAATCCGCTACGTCTTCACGCGTTAAAGTTTCCGGGGCATAAACGGCAACCTCGTCGTGTACCGAGAAGGCCATCGTCCATCCTTTGCGGCGACATAATTTCTGCAGTTCGATCATCGTTAGTTTCGTCTGTATGGCCGCGCTGCCCTGGATAATCGCGTTTGTTGCCTGGCGCATTGCTCGGAACTGCGTAAATCTATCGCGCGACTTAGCTTCGGGTAGCCTGCGTTTGCGTCCGTGAAGCATTTGAACGTATCCGTAACGCTTTGCAAATTGCTCGTTACCGTCAATCCACGCTTTAACTTTCGGATATTTCTCATAGAACTGCGCGATAAAGTCTTTCGCTTCCTGTTCCGTAATGCCTAGCTGATCGGCTAGCGTTTTCGGGCCCGTTCCGTACATAACCGCGAGTATGCCCGTTTTCATCATCTTCCGGTATTTAGAACCATCGCCGCATTCTTCGATAGGCAAGCCGAATAATTCGCTGGCAGCCGTTGAATAAAGATCGCGTCCTTCACGGTAAGCATTTACGAGGACTTCTTCGCCAGTAAAATGCGATAGAAATCTCGGTTCCTGCTGCGAGAAGTCACCGGATAAAATAACCTGGCCCGGAGGAGCGACGAATAACTTACGCGCAAAGTACGGCTGATTCTGCAGGTTCGGATTGTTCGAAGAAAAGCGCCCGGTCACGGTACCCGTTTGATTAAAGTTACCGTGAATGCGTCCGTCTGCCTTTACCTGCTGCGGCAAAGCTTCGATATACGTTCCGAGCAACTTCGTTTTTTCGCGATAAGATAACAGAAGCTTAATACCTTCGTGGTGGGGCGCTAGTAGCTTGAGCGTCTTTACGTCGGTCGATTTCTTGAAACCCTTCGGCAAGTAACGATCGAGCTTCAGTTCATCGAAGAACTTTTCCGATAGCTGCGCTGGCGAATTGAAGTTAATCTCCCCGAAGTGACTACGCAAGCCCTCTTCAATATCGACTAATTCCGCTTTCAACTCGGCGCCCAACGTTTTAGCCTTCTCGATATCCAATACGAAGCCGGCCGCCTCCATCTCGACCGACACACCGATCGTTGGATTCTCGACTTGTTCGTAGTATTCGAGCAGCCCAATCTTTCGTAAGTGTTCACGTTGGAAGTTTCGTAATTTGAGCGTAACATCACCGTCCTTCGCCGCATAAGCCAGCGCAACGTTTAGATCGGCGACTTCGTGAAAGCCAGCCTTACCGAATAACTCATCGTATGTCTGCGAAGGAATGCCGAGATATTTAGTAACGAGATCCTTCAGTCGGTAAGATCCGCCAGTCACGCGCTCATTTTCGTTAAGAATATGCATCGCGAACTGCGTATCCCACGCTAAGCCACGCAATGTAACGCCTTCGTGCGATAACATATGAATATCAAATTTGCCGTTATGCGCGATCTTTTTAACGGAAGCATCTTCGTAAATCGGTTTTAGTTTCGCCATAACGTAATCATGCGGTAGCTGCGGCGCATCTGTAACGTGCTTGGTCGGAATGTAAGCGTGTATGTTCGCCTTGACTGCGCTTATCACGTTACCTACGATTCGATCTTCCCATGTATCAGCTCCCGTCGTCTCTACGTCAAATACGATTTCTTCTTCGTTATCCAGCAGCGCCAGGAATTCGTCTAAGCGAGCCTCAGCCGTTATCAGCCAGTAATTATCCGGCGTGTTCTCGACCATCTGCCGTAATGTTTCTTCGCGCTGGGCTTCCTGTAGCGTCTTCCATAACCGGAGCGCCTCCGCTTTGCTGAACGCTTTAGGGTTTCCGGCCTTGTTTACGCAGTCAGCCGGATCACGCGCTAGTTTTCCCGCATCCATGGCCGCCTTGACTTCGGTAAGCCGTTTGCGGTCGGCATCCGATAGTTTCATCGCGAATATCTTGCGCCAGCTTTCCTCGATCGGCTCGGCGGTCTTGGCTTTCGCCTTCCGCTTGGCCGTCGCCTGGACCGCTTCAGTTTTCGGTGCCGCCGGCTTTAACGCGTTCAAGTTTAACCGTAAGCCTTCCATCCGTCGTCCTCCTTCCTCGCGAAGTAATTGCGTTTTTACTCCGAACGATAATTTATAAATCCGTACAGCAACGCTAGTATTCCGTATAAAATTACGCCTATCCATTCGTCGTTAGTTCCGGCCAGTACGCCCATTCCTACGAAATAAGCGCCAAATGTGTACGATAACAACCGATTCACTTTCGTCCTCATAAATCGACCGCCTCCGTCCATTTCCGTTTATACTCTTCGGCATTATCCGCATACCATTCCGACCAACACGCAACCCCACACGCATAGACCTCGAAGAGCGAATCGTAAATGGCGGATCGCCCTTCGTAGAGGTTAGCGTTGCAATTGGCGCAGACGGCGGCGGCTTTAGCGGTCAAAACGCGCCTCGACTGGCGTGATGAGTCGAAGTTTACCGGGATCTAGGTAAAACGGCACTTTGTCTCCTCGGCTATTGACCGATCTTACTCGCGGCTCTCCCACACTGAATCCCACGACTTCGCCAATTCCGCTATTTTTGAACCAAGTCGGATCATCGTACGCAACTACATCGCCTTCCTTATACTCGCCAACCTCGCGTCCGATTTCCGCCCATTTCTTATGCTCAGCGGCTTCCTCTTCGGATAAGATTTCGAGCTGATCCGGCGTTGCGAAACCTTGGAAAGCATCTCCGCCAATGATACGTACATACTCGCCTGCAATGTGCGGATAACCTTCGTCCTCAACCTCGTAAATCTTACCGTTCTCGAACCCGTTTAAAGGAAATTCGCCACCGCCCGATTTCAGTCGAACTTTTGCGCCTTCCTTAAATTTCGCGAATTCTGCTGCGCGTTTAGCTTCGGCAACTTCTTCGTCAGTGGCACGGACGAGTGATTCTTCTGAACGCCATTCCTTATGCAGACCGTTGACGGACTCGACCTTAAAAGGAACGTTCCCTCCCGTATCTTGAATTATTTTAACGATATCTCCTTTTTCGTTGATAATAGCCTGACCGACCACCTTCGCATAATCACCGACCTTCAGGCGCTCAGGCTTCGGCTTGGCCTCTACGCTTGCAGCGCTGACTTTGCGGTAAACTTCGTACTCTGAATCGTCCAGCCAGTACGTATCAAAGTTATCACCTTCATCGTCGGTAATTTGCAGATATCCATCCGAATCAATGAAATGAACTTCGTAGTAATCTTTCGCGGTAAATTTGTAAAGATCATGGGTAAACTTAACGAAATCACCTGCTCGCGCTTCGCTTTTTGCGATCCGCTTATATTCCGCTCCCCCCTTCAACGCAGCCACTTCGGATTTTAACGATTCGATTTCGCCTTCCGCCTTTGCTACGCGTTCTTCTACGGACGGATTGGTGCAGGCGGCGACTTTGCGGAAGAGGTCGTAAGTTGTACGATCATTGGAGATGGTATCCCCGTAATTATCGATTATTTTCGCATCTCCGCCCTCATCGATTCCTACTGACTTGTAGAATTTCCCTTGAGTTGCGAATGACCATCCGTCTTTTATTAGAACTAAATCGCCTTTCTGCGCCTCGCCTTCTACACGCTCATATTCCACACCGCCATACGCGACCTTCGTAATTTCACCGTTCACCATATCGAGTGTCTTAACGCTTACTAAATTCGCCATCATACCGCCTCCGCTTCGTTAATAATATCTTCGCGACTGAACGCCAAGTCCATCCGTACCCACCGCTTGCCTTCCTTCGACTGCGGCCCCCAATACTCGGTCAGCTCGCGATTCTCGAACATCCAAACGGCGGGCGCCGGACCTATGCCGACCTCGACGCCGATAAAGTAATCGACCTCATCAAGCGTATAAGGCGTGCCATCGTTCTTCCGCGCCTGGACGATCCGCTTGCCGCCGCGCTTTTCACGTACGATAATCGTCTTAACCTGGAACGTTTTCCACTCGCCACTTAACGGATCTTTCGCGCTAATATCGAACGCCTCTTCCGTTTCGGACGTACTGACCGCCTGCCAGCCGCTAGCCAGCAGCGCAGCACGAGCGATCAGTTCCGAATACTTGCCGGTATCTTCTGTTTTATGCGCCATATGAGCGCCTCCTTTTCGTTTGGTTAGGTTGATCGCGATTAAAAGTCGAATGAATCTTCGGCAGGCGATTCGTTAGTTTCTGCGCCTGCTCCGAGCGACAATCCGATCAAGCTAATATCGAAGCCTGCCGCGACTAGGTTTTCAATCTGCGTTTTCTCGTCCGCTTCAAAGAGCAATCCGTCAAACAGCGCCGAGTTAAATTCCTTACCGTCAAACTTGGCGAAGTTCTCGCGTTCCTTTTCGTTAAGATCTTCGTCAAAATCGATCAGAGGCGTCAGCGCGACCTTAGTATCTTTCGCCTGTCCTGTCGCGTTCGTTTTCGTTAATTCAAACGCTAACTTGCCGAGTTTCTTTTCGTATTTCGTAATTGTTGCGTATACGTCCAGCGCTTGGTTGCGCGTTAAATCTACAACGATTTCTTTTCCGGTCGCCAGGTCAACGAAGCCCATTGCAAACCGTTCTTTGCCTCGATATTTGCTGGCCTCCTGGCTTTGCGCTTTCTCTTCTTTTTCGTTGCCAGCGTCTCTGGCTGCGAATTGGAGATCGCGATGATACTTTTCGGCTAAATCCCACGGTGTGTGATCGCTAACTACGAAGCCCTTTTCGTTACGCGTAGAAGGATTCTTCGCAACAAACGTATTTACTTTCTTGTAAACGCCATACCCGAAATACTGCATCAGATCTTCCGTACCGAGCACGCGCACCTTATAAGAAGAACCTACGCTAAACTTTGCGAAGTCGATCGTATTTAAGTTACCGCCTTCGCTTCCGCCTGCCTGTAAAGCTCCTAGTGCCGCTGCGCCTTTTTGAAATTGTGTCATTCGTTTTCCCCCTACGATTTAATATTGAGCGTTAAGCCCTCGCAAAATGCCGGTATCTGCGACCGAAACGCCGCCAGCGCTTGGCAGTAGCGACGCGACCCGAATTACTTAACGGCCACCCCGACATTCTCCGAGGGCCTGGCGCCCTTACGCTTCGTCTTCGTCTATTTGCGTCCACATACCGCCGATGATGACCGCGCTGATAATCACGACAATAGGAACGATCCATACTGCGTCAGACATAAGCCGCCACTCCTTCCGCCGCTTTGTAGAGGTCGCGTTTGAGATCGAGTGATTCCGTCGGCAGTTCGTCAAGCCGCATTTGTAGCGCATTGATTCGCGCTTGGTAAGCCATGCGTTTAGCTGCCGATCGACTCCGTTTATATTCGGCGCGAAAGCACTCAATTTCTTCGTTTAATTCTTCGCGAAGATTTTCGTTAGATTTAAGCGCAGCCTGCACGTTTTCTTTCAAAGTAGCGAACGCCTCCTTAATAAGGTTAGCGCCGAGGTGCTTGCGCGCTTTATATACCGTTATTACGTTGTTGTCGTTAACTCCGATATGGATAACGATGCCTTTTCCGCCATACATGCGAGCCTTGCGTCCGTTTTCGTCAACATGAATTCCGAGATACTCGGCGTCTTTCAGATGATCCGCAACCCATACGTAGGCTGCTCGATGGTTTTTAATCCCAAAGCGCGACTGCAACCGTTTGTGTGCGTGTGCGGTAATACGGAAGTTCATCCGACGCGCACCGCCTTAATGGCCGGATAATAATCGGCTGGATCTTCGTCGTGCGGCCATGCGCCTTGATAAATAACTTCGGTAAGTTTGCGCTCATCTAGCGCGATTAACGTTTGAATTTCGTTAAGATTGGGTAAATTTGAAGTAGTCATAGTACGTTAGCCTCCGTTTTAATTGAGATTATCGTACTAGGTCGCGGGGATGCGTTCGTATATTGTTCGCTTGAATCCGTTGGCAACAGATTGTATTATAGAGGAGTAACGAACGTCCTCGGACCTAGTTACGTATAGCGTGTTATACAGATAGAAAAGCGTTAAGTTCGCCGTGTTGAGAAGCGTCGTAATTTTTCGCTAAACCTTTGATCACACGTTCTACTTTTTTGTAGTGAACGCCTACCTTACTGCCGATCGAAGCGTATGTAGGTCGCTCACTCGAAAGATGCTCATTAACGATTGCAGTCGTTATGGCATCGGAATTTACTGTTAGGGCCTTGATAAGTTGCAGCTTATCTTGGTCCGTTTTTATTTCTCCGTCTACTCTAGAAACCACGTAATCCTCAATTCGGATAGCTTCGCCGGATTCGAATGTTGCAGCATTCTCTTCCGCAGTTGTATCCATTGGTATTCTCTTTTTTATATACGTCAACTGCTTACTTTGCGTAAAATTTATAGCGCTTCTAAATAGTCGGACTTTTAAGTGGTTTTCTAGATTGTCTGTCTTTCTTGAGTCAAAATTTTTAAGACATTCCCACATCTTTTCATACAGAACACTTATCAGATCATCGTACAACAGTTGACAATCGCGGGTATATTTCAATGCAATACCTCTCATCAAATACTGGAAATGATCAAATACCTGGTCGAAATAACACGAGTCTCCTGTCTCTTGATATTTCTCGATAAGTACTATTAAGTTTTTGTTTGTTTTCAACAAAATCACCTCTCATATATAACTGCACATACTCATTCCAAAACGGACACATAAATTGAAGATTTTTTTTTATTTTTATTTCTTAATTGAATACTAACATGAAAGATTCAGTATTTTTCAAAAATGAACAAACCCAATAAAATTCCTGATTGTTCCGATACGAAAGATAATAAATAGACACGACCCAAAGGTCGTGTCTTGTCTCATATTATCCTCCAAGTTGATTCGCTGCTGTTTCTACTGACGAACTGTCTACCATCTCAACGCCAAACAATCCTATGCTGATAATCGCTACCAACCCTAAAACTCCGAATAAAATCTTCTTCAAACAAAACATCTCCTTTTTCTTCTCTGTTATTTTTAAGATTTATAAGAGAAGTTACAAACTGGGAATCTTCCCCCGTGTTTATAATATCTCTTACAATAATAACTGCAAAGTAATATTGAGATTTGGACACAAAATCAAGAAATTTATTTATTCTGTCTTCTTTACTTCTATAACTTTCCGCATACTGAATGAATTGAGGATCTTTAATACTGATCAGATTGGAATATTCGTTATGGAACGAACTTTCTCCGTTGATTAATTTTTGTAACGCTACTAGTGAGAGGTGAGATCCTTCATCGAGTTCGTTTTTCAGAAGTAATTTTGCAAAATTTAGATTGAAGTGTCCTAGTGACTCATAAATCCCTCCGAGTTCCTTTGCTATAGAATAACTTTTATTCAAAAATAGTAAACACTTTTCCTGATCGTTTAACAAATAGGACATTCCTAAGACATAAAAAGAATCTGACTCAATCCTCTTATTTATGTTTGCGTGTATAAGAATGTTAGCGTATTTTCTTGCTGACTCTAGATTGTTTAGTTGTAGGTGGGAGTGGGCAAGTATTTCAGATAGACGGTAAGCATAAAACTCTTTCATTAAGGGGTAATTTCTATTATTCAGCATTCTTATGCTTTCACCAATAGCTTTTGACTTTTCAAGAACATCGAGACAGTCTCCTTCTATTAAGTCTGCCAGACAATCATAAATATCAACTAGTATTCTAAGAGTAGGTGCACTTGATTTTCGGAATTCGAAAAGGCTTTTTTTTAGCATATAAAACTTTATCTCGCCTTTCATATACTTGAATAAGAAAGAATAAAATCGAACATACTCGCCGACAGTACCCCTTTCGTTTGCGTGAACTTCTAAAAGCCTCTCAAGTAAAACTAAATCTCTTGTAACGGCAGCATATTCAAATGAATTCTTGATGCAGTTGTCTGTGGAAAGTGATGGGCACAGCTCGCGCATTAAACTTTTGTAGTTAGACGGTTCGACAAGCATGCAAATTTTAAGCATATGGTGAAAAGTAAGGTTCCTCTGTCCGTTTCTTAAATAAGTAAGTTGCCTCGAACTTACATCCAATACCCTCAGCAACGTTTCATCAGTTAAATCGTCTCTATCTTCTATTTTATCAAACAAAAAAGCCTTTGCGTCTTTCATTATGTAAAGACCCCCTCTACATGTCGAGTGTAATGAAGATTATCTTTGGTGATTTCTCTTACCCTAATTATAATTATCTCTTTATCGATAAGTCAATAATTTTTTTCTGTATTTATGGAAATTGAGAAGACAATAATATACAATGTACAAGACACCTTTACGAATGGAGGTGTTTATTACGTTTAAGGTCGGCAAATGCCGGATACCCGAATTATGCAAAGAAATCGGAATTGAACACGCACAACTCGCAGCCAAGGTCGGACTAGATAAATCGCGTATTTCCGATTACGCCAGTCTTCGCAATATACCGAATATCGAGCTCGCCTATAATATCGCTCGAGCACTCGGCTGTAGACTCGAAGACTTATACGAATGGGTAGAGGTATCCGGCGACGAAACGGAGGGCTAGAACCTCCGGCCGACCTGAAGTTCGGAAATTCCCGAACCGACACGTAATACAGTACGTACATCCTCCGCACGATCATACACGTTTCTCAACGCCTCTGCACCGCGCTTTACCAATAGTTCATTAGCGTCTTTCACCTCCGTTATATAACCGTGCGCAAGCCGCACCTTTCCGTTTAAATAACGCTCAATCGCCACACGTAATTTATCGCCAGCTTTGTCGTTATCTGTAACTACCGTTAAATATTCGATAGGTGACTGCGTAATTATGTCCGCCTTTTTTAAATTAAATGCGCTGCCGCCGGTTCCAATCGCCGGTACCCCCACCGAACGCCACGCCATAGCATCGATTTCCGCCTCGCAGATCACCGCGTGCTTTAACCGCTGCGCATAAACGAGGTCCATTCCGTAAACTAAATCGCGAATAGGCCAGCCGCCTGATACGTACCAAAAAGCCTTGCCGCGTGTTGAACGATATTTCACGTTAGCGAGGCGCCCGTTCGGTAGACGCCACGGAATCGCGACCGCATTTCCGACAAGACCCCCGCCTGCCTCGCGCTGTACTTCAGCCGATATGCCGCGTCCGGTTAGATAATCGTTAGGTCCGGCCTGAACGTCCACCAGCAAAGATTCCGGTAAAGGTTCCGGTTTTGAGACAGCCTTAAGTTTCGGAAGGCGAAGCGTTAGGCGTCCGTCCTTAGCCGCAGGCGCATACGTTTCCAATAAGTAATCGACGGTTTCGCCTTCGGTTTCAGCGCGCAGGAAAGCGAGCAATTTAACGAACCCACCGCGCGCAAACTCGGCATCATAAGCGCCTGAATCGCCCCAATAGCCGGCCTTTGCCGATGCTGTTTCCTCGATATATACGTAGAAGCTTGGCGTTCGATCGTAACGGAACGGACTGGCTGCGAGCAACCGATCTTCCGTCCATGTAGGTCGCGTCCATTCGAACTGTTCGAGTTCGTATCGGATATCAACGTCGACATGGCGTCCGTTTAGTATTAAAGTCGGCATGCGAACACCTCCTAAAGATGTATTTGTAAAACATATTACACGAATGTTACATTTTATACAGTCGGTTTTTGTCGAAACTATTCAGAATTTTATATGAAATTCTTTCCAACTTAGAAATCGAACTGCGCTGCCGCTGCTTCTCCGGCTTCTGGCTGCTTCACGACGCCGATTTGCGGTAGGTAGATAATCTCCGCGGACTCTCCTTCGCCGCCGTCACGCCCTTTATTTAGACCGATCATGCCGCGCCCTTCCTTTGCGTTCGTATCAACCGCGATTAATAGCGCAGCATCTTCGAGCAAGGCTTTCGTTTTCTTAACGTCCTTACGCTGCGGCAATTTAAGTTCTCTCTCGCCATCTTCGCCCGCCTTTTCGTCTTCCTCGTCCGCCTGGGTAAGCGCAAATATAGTCGCCTTAGTATGACCCGCTAAACGGCGTAGCTTTTGCGAAGTATTGGCCGCATCTCCGCCCGCCGTCTTAGACGTATTAGCTTCGTAGTCTAAATAGTAAAAGGGATCTACGAGCACCACGTCGGCTTTCGTTTCGATAATGTCCGACTTAAGATCGCGCAATGTACGAGAACCAAAGTCTTCGTCATCTACGCCGCGTACCGTAATGTTACCCGGCAATACATCGTTAAGCTTTCCGAGGAATTCCATAAAGCCCGCTTCGAATTCTTCGTTTAAATTTCCCTGGCGTACATCGCGCGAACTAAATCCGGCTTCCATATTCACGCCGTTAAGAGTCGCAGTCGTAACGCCTAGGCTTCCGGAAATTGAAACGTATAGGCGCACTAGAACCTCATACCATCCCATTTCCATCGACCAAATAAGAACGTTCGCGCCTTGCATCGCACAGTTAACGACTTCCTCTAGCGCAATGGCCGATTTACCGCGCCCCGACTTTCCGTAAATGACGTAGACGTTCGACGAAACATAGCCGCCCATAGCCCGATTAATAAAATCGAACTTACTGCGCCAGATCCGGAAAGACTCGCCGGCCTTGCGGTTTTCGTATTCGGCTTTGAATTTATCGATGTCGCGTTTGATGTCCGTCCCAACCGAATTTCGAACACTTGTTCTCATTTTAAGACTTTCGGCCTGCTCCGTCAACCACTCGAAGAAACTTCCCATATCGCCGCTTTTTTGCGCTTCAATAAATCGTTTTTCGAGTTGCGGTTCCTGCACTTGGCGGCCAGTTTCCGGATCGATCCGCCCGCTAACAAGCTCGATAAATTGGCGTTCAGCCGACTGCTCCTTAAGGTTCTTCGCGAGGTAATCCCAGCTGGCTTCGATATTAAAGTCCGGCTGGAAGTCCGGCACTTCATTCGTAACCATTTCGGCAGTCGGCGCCTGACCTCGGTGCTGCTCGGCGTATTGCATGACATACCGGAAGGCTTTGCGTTCACCTTGCGTTGGCAGGTCGTTTTCAGCGATATTAAAGCGCAATAGAGCGTTCGGGTCGTTCGCTTCGATGGCTTTCGATATTAGTAAAGTTCCGTAGTTCATGGGCGATCAACTCCCTTTTGCGCAAGGTATTCCGCTTTAACCTCCTCGAAGTCTAATCCGTATTTCTTTAACAGATAATCGAATAAATCTTCCTTCGCTACTACTTCGCCTGAGCAAAACGGACAAAACTTCGGATCAATTCCAGAATCTTCTATTACATCGCCTACCTCGTAGTCTTCCGGGTCGATTTCGTACTCTTCGATTTGCTCTTTGGTCCCATCAAATCTTACTCCGTAATCATAAACGTACCTCGAACCAACATCGTCATTAATCACGCAGCACGTTCCTAGTCTGTGCCCGCAAGACTCACAATAACCAACGTACTCTTCGTATCTACTATCTTCGCAACAATCACACGCATAAAATTCGACTCCCATTATTCGCCCGCCCCCTGTCTCAATTTCGCCACCACACCGTCAGCCTTCGTTTTATATTCCACATCCCCAAACGTTGCGTACAGGCGCATGTAATCGTTGTATTCGTCCAGCAGACCGTCAGTCTCCCGCTTGCGTTTCGCCACCTCTTGCGCACTTGCCGCCCGCGCCGTCTTCGGCGTTTCCTTCGGTTCTTTCGCCATCCCAACCGCCTCCTCTTTCGCGAAGTTGATTTCCGTAAAGTGCTGCGCAGTGCTCGTCGGCTCCGGATAGTTCGTCATGTCATACGTCATCAAGAAATCTTCCGAAGCTGCCTTCCGACAGACCAAACGCAAATCATCGATATCAGCTTCGAGCCATTCGCCGTTAATCGCGTCGGTCAGCTCGTACTCGGAGTAATCAAAGGTGCCGTATTCTTCGTGCTGCGTGCCTTCACGCCAGCAATCAACGTAGAAAATCCGATCTTTGTATCCGTCTACTGCGACAATATCTCCGATAGCGAATTTCGGCTTCATTTACGCATCCCCCTTTTCGATTCACCTACGAATTCAATCTCGCGGCACAGGTCGCCAATACGGTCGGCCAGGCGCTTTTCCCCGAACACAGTCGCCAGCGAACCAAGTGCAACGTTACTCGTATAGATGGTCGGTAGCTGATTCGTTACTCTCGCGTTGATTACAGCGTGCAAATCGCCGCGAAAGCCGTCCGTTGCATCCCGCACCCCTATATCGTCCAGCACCGCAAATGGCGCCGTCTTAGCCGCTTCTAACGCGCGATAATAACGGGTCGCCGCCGGCTCTGCGAATGAATCCGGAACACGAGGACGGTTGAATTCGTTATAGTCGTTCTGCCATGCGTTTACGTCGAGAAAATAAGCCGGACGCTGCAACGGCTCTAAACCCCGTCGCAATGACCCGCTGTAGTGGACGCGTAGCCATTCGTTAAGGAGCGCCGCGGCCGTCGTTGTCTTACCGGTGCCAGGCGATTCGCTTACGAGGTACAGCGACTTAATGCGGTCGGCTGGCGCTACCGAACCGGATTGCTGATCGAATTGGCGATCGAATGTAGCCGCGTAAGCATCGACTGCTTTATAGGCCTCCGTTTGGTCATCGCGCGCCGGCGAATTCTGTAGCGTCACGAGCCGATACTCACGCGGAAGCCCTGCCGCCCCCGAACGTCCTCCGTTTCCGCTTACGCCGTGCATCTGAATGAAAGCCGTACAGTGTTGCGTACAGGCTCCGGTGCCCGCCGCTTTGCATCCGTTAGCAAGTACGCAATTATTCTCGTTAGTCATATTCGCGGACCTCCTTTCATTAGTTCTCGTTTGCTGGATGGCGATGTATTACCTGAATCGTATCCGCAAGACCGATCGGCACTGATACTTCCGTTACGTGATTAGTTTCCCATTTTTCAGATTGACTTCGCGCATATACAACAACATCCTCATCATGGACATATTTAACAACTCCGACAGTTTTTGTTGCAATTCGGTACGATTGAGGTTTCCGAAATAGACGAAACCCTAATTCGGTAAATTCAATTACGTCACCTTTTCCGATCTTACTTCTATCAAATACTTTTCGCGTTTCCGTCTTAGTAATAGTCATTCGCCCACCTCTTCGCGTGAGTCGTCGATGATTCTTCCGATTTGCTCGCGCTCAATCCAGTCGCCCGTGTTTTCCTTATACAGGAAACCGTCATCAATACCGTCAACGCTATCAGAGGTTATAGTGAACGTTTTACGTTTAGAATAGTAATGATCGTCACCACGATTTCCGCGAACAACGTCGCCTACACGAACCTCAGTCGGCTGCGGAGCGTTCAAGTATTCGTCCGGCACCGCCAAGCATAGCGCACGTCTTAGCGCAATCGCCTTTCCGATGTGAACGTTGAAACAGTCGGACGGGGCGGCCTTGGCAATCCCTTTTGCGTAGACTTTACCGGAATACTCCCCTTTAATTAGCGCAACAACGGTACGTTTGGTACGATTAGGAACGAAATAAACTACGCGATCTAACGCGTTATTCGTGATCCGTTCTTCAACATCCGCCTTCGCCTGCTCAACGATTTCATCGCGGCGGGATTGGGCGCTTTTCTCGGTGTTCATTTTCGCCAACTTTCGCTGAGCTTGTTTAGCGCTTCGAAATCCTTCCTGAAACATGCGCTTTTTAATCGCCTCCATCACCGCGTCCCCATGCGCCATTAACTCGTCGTATCCCATTGCGTCCAAGTTCGGTTTAAATGCGTATTCTCTTTTCATTTCGTCAGCCTCCTCGTTATTTTCCATCAAAACCACGTATTATCTACGCCTTCATTGCGCTCGGCTCTTTGCTGTTCGGCTTGGACTTCCGCTTCAACCTGCTGTCTAACATACGCCATATGCAACGTCATCCATCCGAAACTTACGCCCGGAAAGTCCCGCGTCGGTCTATACTTCGCAAGGCACCGATCGATGAATCGCTTTGTTAGTTCCGGCCCATACTTGCCGGGTTTCTGTTTCGTTCCGGCCCAATTACCGAGCATGCCGCGCTCAGTCTTAAACGACTTGAATGGCGCATATTGAATGCCGAAAATGCGTTTATGCTCCGCCTCTAAGTACGCCAAGAAATCGTTAACGTTCCACTCGGCGACCGGCTTTGATTCATACGTTGTCATCAAGCGTTCACTCCTTCGATTTTGATTCCGAGAAGTTCCAGCGTGTTGTATATCCCGATTAATGCCCCGCCATGAAATCGTTTTCCTTCGATGTCACCCGCTAAATACCTTTCGTCCCGTGAATTCCGTACCCCTTCGAAATACTCCCGCACCTTTTCCTCCGGCGTCTTTTCGACTTCGTATCCGTTGACCAATGCGGCTGCTAGCGTCATAATGTCGAGATCGTTTAGCGAATAACAACGTTCCAACCATTCGCCTGTTGCGTGATATTCGAGTATGTCCGATTTCGTCCATTCTGCAGAATAAAGATGTAATAATGCATCCGCCTGTTCCTTCGTGATTGTCGGCTTCATTTTAGCGCCTCCTTTATTCCTTCGTTGTAATCCCATATAGCCACATCACAAAACGCCTCTGCCGTATTTTTCAACGCCATAAGTTCTTCCGCAGTCAAATACTTAATAACGATTGCTTCTCCGAAATCTTCTCTAAATACGCCGTCATCGTCTCGCCCAAGTAGAGCTCTTCCGATCGTCAACGTATACTCCGACCACTTTTTCGGAGATTCTTCGTCCTCCTGCTTTACCGAGTAGTCGTAGCGTTCAATTTTGTAATAGTATTCGTTACCCATTCCGAAGGCATCTTCGAGAACAATTTGCGCATAATCTACGTCCCTAATAAATCCTCCATCTACGGTTCGTTCAAGCGCGTACGCTTTTGCCCTATCAAACGTAAGAATATGATCGATGATAGCTGGCAGATTTTGAACCTTCGGGAAATCGTGTGTGCTCGCTGAGAATATCGTTTTCTTACCGTGTAAAATCGTAATGTCGTAGTAAAAATAAATTACATCACGCATACTTTCGATTTTCTCATCGTCATCCCCAAACGTAGTTATCACTGGACTTCCGTACGAAATCAACAGGTCACCTTTTCGCCAAGTTCTACGTGTCAATTTAACGCCCCCACTCCGTGTATTTTCGCGTTTTATCGTCTACCCTACCGAATACCCTCGACCGTCAGTAACGCCGCTAATTCGTCGCGAAATTCCCGTATTAATCGTGCTAATTCCGCCAGCGATTGCGCATCCGAAGACCGCAGCCGTCGGTTCATTACGTCCATTAGCGCGCGCTCGACCGTCGAGTGATACGCTACCTCGCGCCAAATCTCAACGTGCTTAGGAACCGGATAGAGACATTCGCCCTTAGCGATACGTTTCGCAAATGTAGGCGCCTTGGTCGGGTCGCTGAAGTAGCGCTCCTTTACGATGATATTGCGTTCGTCTGACGTGAGTTTGTAATCGGGTGATACCGGAATGTTAATCGTCATGGTTATCGTTACTCCTTTCGTTAATTAGTCGGAATACCTTTTCTTTAAGGTCGGACACAGTTCCGCTGTATTCGCCTTCGATACTAATTGAATCTTTCGGATCCATCTTATTTAAGCCGTCGAGTATAAGGATTAATTCCAATTCATTAAACACCCTTCTCATCCTTCCGTTTATTATTAAGACCTAGCAATCGTTCGCTTTCGCTCACTCTTGCAGATATTCTTTATCGCGATAAGATTCTATTAATTAATAAGTATCTGCGCGAAAGGTTTTTAATTGAGCGCTATTATTTATCTAGTTATTAATGGCTCTAGTTAAAAGATGGTTCTAGTTAGTGTGACGTCGAGCCGTGTATGGGTCCGCCGTGTATGGCTACACGTCACATGGCTACGTAAGCTCCTCCGTATCTCCATCGAATATCGCGAGCTGGCTAATCGGCATAATCGTATATCGCGCGTTATCCCATCGCTGCGTCTTTTCGTCGCGTGCCCGCTGCTTAACGACTAATGGTCGATCTTGCCAACGATAATCACATAGCGCCTTGATTCGCCTGTTTGCGGATTCTCGGCTGAGGTTCAGCGCGCCTGCGATTTGGTCCTGCGTCGGGTAACATTCGCCATTAGCGTTCATGAACGAAGAAAGTACGCAAAGTGTCTGCCAGCGCTCCGCTCCGATGTCCGCGATAAGGCCTTTCTTGACGGCATCGACGTACATCTTAACGAAGATACGCGTTTCGGACTTGCCGGACGTTATGTTATATTCCGATTGAGATTCGACGGATACGAGCCGTTGGTGTTCGTTTGTCATTCGTTATCACCCCTTGAAGGTAAAGTTATCGGCAATTTCGAGGACTGCCTCTCGACTAGCATGTAAAAGAATCGTATCTATCTTACGGTACGGGTATTTACCTGCGTTTCCTTTCGCTGCGCGTATACGTTCTTTATGAAGTCTGGAAAACTGAACTCCAAGGCGCGCCTCCACTTCTGTATAGAAAGCTCGCAATTGTTGCGGGATGGTATCACCCATCTTTTCGTAAAGAGACGAGATAATTTCACTGGCAGCCTTTTCGTGCGAAAGTCCATTCAGTCGAGTATAGGTTACTGCGGTCTTATTCGGAGCTTCTAATGCCCGTTCTACTTTTTCGTAGATATCGTTCAATTTGGGCTTATCAATCTGATGATCTGGCGCACCCAGTAATCGTTGTGCAAACTGCGGAAACATCGCCTTCGCAACCCCTGCGTATTCAGCTCCGAAGATATAAGCAACTCCACCGTCTTTTACGTTTTTAATCGTTAACATTTAAATCGCTCCTTTATCCGTTTATAATCACTGCTTCTTTTTCGTTCATAACGCGTCGCATCGAATTCAAGAACGTCTGCATTGCGTGAATGGCTTTTCCGTATTCGACTTTTCCTTCGTCAATCATTCCGTTGAACTCTTGGGCAAAGTGCGTTAGATGGCCGTATTTTTCAACGAATTTCCTAACGTCTTCTGAGAACTCACGAACGGTATACGTGATTGCATCTCCGTTAGTTACTCGCGTTGTTTTACCTTCATACATCGAAACATCTCCGAAAAGTTCTTTATAGCGCTCATTTTCCGCAACTATTTTCGGATCTGGCGTCGCAACTTCAACGTATTCTGTCCGGACTTCAGGCTCCGCTTCTTCGGAGAGCTCTAACTTTTCGCGCAGTATATCCGCTTCTTGTTCCGCCAAGGTGCGTTGTGATTCCGCTTGTTTAAGTGCAGCCTCGGCCGCCTCTTTTTCCGCCAATAATTCCCGGTACTCCTTTAACGTTTTTACCTCACCGTTGAGAACCGCTTGTTTGGCTTGACGCTTAGGTTCCGTTGATTCTGCGGAGGGACGTGCGATTTCGTACGTTAAAGAGACGGGGAGGTCTTCGAGAAGGTCGGCTTGTTCGTCGCACGATGAGACAATCAAGTCATACCGCTGAATAAGTCTATTTACAGCGTCTTTTTTCATACCGATGGACTCAATCCAACTTCTAAAGCAACCATACCCATTAAGAGATAGCCTATCCTGTGCTTCTTTAAGCTCCCGCCCCAACTCTGTATAAGCTTTTCTTATAATAAATCTCATGTTAATTTCCTTAGTTCTGAGAAATGCAGCTGTATCTCCATCTAAACGGCTGTAATCAAATACTAAATCGCCCTTCGACAATTAAAATCACCTCTTTTATTTGCCTTATATACCTAATAGATAAATCCCGCAACTTTTCCAAAACGCATAATTTGGCGTAAAATTATTCCGTTACAAATAACTGCGTATACACTTCCGGATTGGCACAATCTTTTCATAAATAACTGCAAGGTCACTTTCCAAAACGGACACCTTTTCGCAAAATTTCTTCCGTCATTATTAACTGCGTGTATACTCCGAAAAATGGACAAAAAAATAACCGCCCAATAAATGGACGGTAAAATTGTTTGCGCTATAGCCTATTTCGTAATAAACTTGTTTTGTAAGAACGAGCCCAATTCATCGCTATTATGACGAAAAATTCATCGGAACTGCAATGAATTAATCACCGGAATCAACGGCAATTCATCGAGCAATTCAGCGCCATAAACGCCGCCAATTCAATGCTTAAGAAGCCTTATGCTCTAATCTCAGCTTATCCGCAACCATTGCAATGAACTCTGAATTTGTCGGTTTAGCTTTTGTCATACTGACTGTATAGCCGAACAATGAAGAAATGGAGTC